AACAGCAACAACCTCAAGCATACAACGAAACCTATCGTGGTGTTAAGTTTGTAAAGGAGGAAAAGTGATGAAGAAACTCAATGTTCTTCAATTGATTAAAGAACAAATTGAAAAAGAGCAACGCCGTCACCAAGCATTACTTGCAAATGCAGGAGCAGGAAAGTGATTGCCATGATTGCAGCTATTGCAGGTGCATCAACAGCGTTCATTTTTTTGATATATATTGAAGTTATCTTACTGAGTAAGTAAATGCAACACTATGTCTATCATCATGATGACATGGATAAGGAAAGCAGACCACCTGCTTGCTATCTTCTAACTTATAGGGGATGTAAGTATTGGTCTTGCTACCGAATACATTTACGAGAATGGTTTGAAGATATTCTATCTATTGAACCAATTTATAACAGGGGGGGTTGACTACCCCTCTTTTTTTGTGTAAAATGAGTTGAGAGAATGGTATCTTATGGACAAAGAAAAACTAAAACTTATCGTCCGTAATCTTGAACTGTTGGTTGATTCTCTGAAAGCAGAAGTATACTCTGATGTTTCTGCCTACTCATATACAGAACCAGATGTGAGAAAAAGACCAATCTTAGATTACGACGAAATATTTGAGGATTCTGATTTAGATGACTGAAACATCAAGAGCAAAGCAACTTGTAAAACTTCTTGAAAGGTTAATCAAACAAGATCATCTTTATACTGATGACAAAATTCAAGAAATGAAAGCACAACTCCGTGCTGTGAAAGAACAAATTAAAGAATTAGAAGAGCAAACATCGAAAGGATTTGGAAAGAAATGAGTGTAAAACTAATTAGCGTAACTCCTGATGCCGAGAAAACAATGGCATATGTTGCGAGAGTATCGAATCCAAAAAATCAGACTAATGAGAATTACGCAAAACTTCTTGCGTATTGTATCAAGCACAATCACTGGAGTGTGTTTGAGCAAGCATTTATGACTCTTGAGATTGAAACCAATCGTGGTATCGCGGCGCAAATTCTTCGCCATAGAAGCTTCACATTCCAGGAATTTTCGCAACGATATGCAGATACTAATCTGATTACTGATCACATTCCTGTGCCCGACCTGCGCCGACAGGATACCAAAAACCGTCAGAACTCTACGGATGATCTTGGTGACTATGTAAAACTCAAATTTCAGGCAGAGATTGCTGAACTCTTTGAGCACTCTAACAACCTCTACAAGCGAATGTTGGAAGCGGGGGTAGCAAAAGAGTGTGCAAGGTTTGTATTGCCCCTGGCAACGCCTACACGCATCTATATGACGGGATCTTGTCGTAGTTGGATTCATTATATCAATCTTCGTGAAAAAAACGGAACTCAAAAAGAACATATGGATATTGCAAAAGCGTGTAAAAGAATTTTTATTTGCACATTTCCAATTGTTGCAGAAGCACTTGAATGGAAATGCTATAGTGATGATTGCAAATGTGAAGAAATTCAAGCACTTCAACCTTCGATCAGAATTGATTAACGAATCTAAATAACAATATCTTGAATTTATAACAATGCCAACGTATCCAATAGTGAATACAAAAACTGGTGAACAGAAAGAAGTGGAAATGAGCATCCACGATTGGGATCAGTGGAAAAATGATAATCCAGACTGGACACGTGATTGGTCTGATCCATCCACATGCCCATCTTCTGGTGAGGTTGGTGAATGGAAGGATAAACTTGTCTCAAGAAATCCTGGATGGAATGATATTCTTCATAAAGCATCAAAAGCACCGGGATCAAAAGTAAAAAAAATCTAATCAAATATGGCAAGAAGAAAAGGGAGCAACACTGACCAACCAATCGGCGTTGGTTTAACAACCCGTCAAATGAAGCGTAGGAAACCATTAAGTTCAGATTATTTAATTGATATTGAACCCCTTACAGAGAATCAAAAAAAACTTTTTGATTCTTATGCAAATCAAAAACACTTGGTTGCATATGGGTGTGCTGGAACTGGTAAAACTTTTATTACACTTTACAATGCACTTAAAGAAGTTTTAAATGAAAGAACTCCTTATGAGAAGGTTTACATTGTTCGTTCTCTTGTAGCCACCAGAGAGATTGGATTTCTTCCTGGAACATATGAGGATAAATCTGACATTTATCAGATTCCTTATAAGAATATGGTGAAATATATGTTTCAGATGCCTTCTGATGCTGAATTTGAGATGCTTTATGGCAATCTCAAGGGTCAAGAAACAATTAAGTTTTGGAGTACTTCATTTCTTCGTGGTACTACACTTGATAATGCTATTATTATTGTAGATGAGTTCCAGAACATGTCAGGGCACGAACTTGATTCTATTATTACTAGAGTAGGAGAAAATTCTAAAATTATGTTTTGTGGTGATGCAACTCAATCTGATTTGCAAAAAACTAACGAAAGAAATGGTATTATCGATTTTATGAAAATTCTTCGTTCAATGCCTTCTTTTGATATTATTGAATTTGGTATTGATGATATATGCAGGTCTGGGTTAGTTAAAGAGTATATTATTGCTAAAATTCAATCTGGCGTTGAAATATGATATAATATGTACAAAATGAGGTCTTAATGTTCAATCATATTGAAGTGAATCTCCCTAAACTTGAAAGGGAGACTATAGATGGTGTTCGATATTATAAAGTTCCAGATGAAGAAGAACTTCTCCGTTTAGTTTCTATTACTTCTGTTACAAGTCATAAAAATCGTCAGTTTTTTGCAAACTGGCGTAAAAAGGTTGGTGAAGAAAAAGCAGATAAGATTACTCGACAGGCAACTAGTCGAGGAACTGATATGCACACTTTGGTTGAACATCTTTTAAAAAATGAAGATCTTCCAGAGGTTCAACCTTTGTCACAATTTTTATTTAAAATTGCCAAACCAGATTTAAATCGTATAAATAATGTTTATGCTCTTGAAAGTTCCTTATACAGCAAAGTTCTTGGAGTAGCAGGAACCGTTGATTGTATCGCAGAGTTTGATGGTGAATTAGCAATAATTGACTTTAAAACGTCTAAAAAACCAAAACCACGGGAGTGGATTGAACATTATTTTGTTCAGTGTGCTGCTTATGCATGTATGTTCTATGAACTAACTGACATACCCGTTAAAAAACTTGTAATTATTATGGCTTGCGAGAATGGAGAATGCGTTATCTATGAAGAAAGAGACAAATCAAAGTACATCAAACTACTCACCGAATACATTAGAAAGTTTGTTAGAGATAAACTGGAACAATATGGAAAAGAATAAAGAATTAGAACAAGCAATAGAAAATAAATTTTTAACACCTTCTAAATTTGCTTTAGAAATTGAACATATTGTGGCAACTGAAAATATTAATTACATTGATGCAATTTGCCACTATTGTGAAATCAATGGACTTGAGGTAGAATCGGTAACGAAACTCATTTCAAAGCCTTTGAAAGAAAGGTTAAAGTGGGACGCAACACGTCTCAATTTTATGAAAAAAACATCTAGAGCAAAATTGCCTTTATGATTATAACTAAATAATGATGCTTGTCTGTCGTTATTCAAGCAGAATGGGGTCTTTATGACCCTTTTCTTGTATAAATACTTATAACGACAGTCAAAGCAGAAATGTATTCAGAAAAATAAAGATAAGTGGAAAAAGAAAATGTAATGTATCCTTTGTCGCCTATTGACAATATTCTTGAAGTATGTCATAATACATAGTGAGATAATTTAACACTTTGAAGGTGACTCCCTATCAAGTTTATTGTGAATACCTTGCCCAAAAATCACATTTCAGTAATATAAATTACGATTACTTCAAATATAACAAGAAAGTTAGGGCAACCATTACTTCCTTTAACCGTCGTGCCGATAAATATTGGTTCGAAAAGACATCGAGAAAATATAATGATAAAGAAGTCGTAGATTTTTTAGTATCAAACTTTGTGGCAGCGGATTCCCCGAGTAACTTATGGATTGGTCAAATTATAAATTCTGGAGAAAGAACCTACCAAGAGTGGATGCGAAGACAGCAGAGTTTGACTTACTTATTCAAAGAGCAAAGCAACGAATTACTCTTGGAAACAAAATTAGAGGATGCCTTGAATTGTTCCAGAGGTCATCCACCAATCCTCAAAAAATTTCTAAGCGGGCAACTATCGCTAGAAACTTTAATAATATACGAAAAAATATTTCATTTTTCAAAAGATTTTGATAAAAAACTTCTAGATCCTGTGTGGGAAACCGTAAGTTTAAAAATCAAAAAATACATGCCGTTCATAAATATTGACGTGTTCTTTTACAAGAAAATTTTACGGGAAATTATAAATGAGTAGTTTTTTCGATTCTGATATTATTCAAGATGAATTAAGGGAAATTAACAAACTACAAGAACAAATATACGGAAGTATTCTTACTTTCGGTATGATGGACAGCGAAACAAAATTAGAACACATTGAAAAACTAGAACTCTTGCTAGAAAAGCAAAGAGTAATGTATACTAGGTTATCTCTCTCAGACGACCCACAAGCGGTTGAGATGAAAGAGAACCTTCGTAAATCAGTCGCACTTATGGGATTTTCTCCAGAGACTGATATGCAAGTTTTATTCACTAGTATGACAAAGACGATTGAATCTCTCAAAAAATATCTTGACTGATCCTCCAAATCCTGTTATACTATCTGAGTAATCCCCCGAATCCAATTTATCCGAGGTATCCAATGGCATTTGCCGATCTTAAAAAACAATCCAAACTTGGTTCTCTCACCGAAAAACTGGTGAAAGAAGTAGAAAAAATGAATACTAGCGGTAGTACTGGTGACGACCGTGTATGGAAACTTGATTGCGACAAATCTGGTAATGGTTATGCAGTTATTCGATTCCTTCCCGCACCTGATGGAGAAGACATTCCTTTTGTGAAAGTATATTCTCATGCTTTCCAAGGCCCTGGTGGTTGGTTGATTGATAACTGTCTTACTTCTATCAATCAAAAGTGCCCTGTGTGTGAGCACAACTCTAGTCTCTGGAATAATGGCACTGATGCTGGTAAAGAAGTTGCCCGTAAGCAGAAGCGTAAACTGACTTATGTTTCTAACATCTATGTGGTGAAGGATCCTGCTAATCCCGAAAACGAAGGTAAAGTCTTCCTCTTCAAATATGGTAAGAAAATCTTTGATAAGATTACTGAAGCAATGCAACCTGAGTTTGAAGATGAGCAAGCAATTGATCCTTTTGATTTTTGGACTGGTGCCAACTTTAAACTGAAAGCAAAGAACGTTGCTGGTTATCGTAACTATGATTCTAGCGAATTTGCTTCTGCTGGTGCTCTTCTCAATGATGATGATGCCCTGGAAGCAATCTGGAAGAAACAGTATTCTCTTGCAGAATTCATGTCTCCTAGTGAGTTCAAGACTTATGAAGAACTGAAAAAGCGTCTTGATTCTGTTCTTGGAAAAGCATCTAAGCGTATGGATGAAGAAGTTGAGGATGAGGAAGAGTATTCTCGTGGTCTTGTGAAGGAACTTGATGATGATCTTCGTAGTGAACTTAACAATCTTCAACCCACTCGCCGCACCGCTGCGGTTGAGGATGATGAAGATGAGGAAGACACCTTGTCGTATTTCGCAAAATTGGCGGAATAAATTCTGTGCTATAATATGAGGGAGGTTAGAGATCCTCCCTCTTTTTTATGAAATCTGATTACTACTTGGATCGCATCACAAAGAAGCAAGCAGAAGAACTTCTACTGACTTATCATTATCTCAAAGATTTTTCAAAGGGGTATCGTTCTGGATATAATTATGGTCTCTTCAAGAAAAATGACTTTTGCCCTTTAAATATCGGACAATTATTTGGGACAGTAATTTTCACTGGACTTCCTGTTCCTGAAATCGCTAAAGGTGCTTTTGGATTAGAACGAAATGAGCAACAAGGACTATTTGAATTATCAAGACTCTGCATACACCCAGACACGCAATCTGCAGAGCATAATATCACTTCTTGGTTTGTTTCAAGATCGATTAGACAGTTACGGAAGGATACTGAGGTTAAAGCAATCATCTCTTACGCTGATAGTGATTTTCATTCTGGCACAATCTATCGCGCTTGTAATTTTGTATACGCAGGTCTCACAGATCCAAAGAAAGATTTCTACTATGCAGACGGAACTAAGCACTCTCGTGGCAAAGTAAAAGATGCTGAAGGAGAATGGAAAGAACGCTCCCGAAAGCACCGATATGTGATGATGTTTGATAAGAGTTTAAAACTATTATGGTAAAGTAATATAAGTATTTTCGGTTTTAATTGTTTGTTGATCAATGTATTGAGAAGATTCATCGTAAAATAATTCTCTTCTCATGTCTTTCAGAGCAGTTTGAAGATACTCTGGTTTTAAAAGATAAATCAAACCTTTTTCATTATTTTTGATTGTTTCATACTCATAATTACTAATACCAACTACAGGATTTAAAGTTTGTAGTGGTGAGATTGGATTTGGTATTGTAAAGTTAGAATTTACAATTTGACCCGAAGGTAATATCAATCTGCCTTTGTCATCTTTTACTTCAGTTGTTTCATAGTGATGAATTGAATTTAAATCATTACCATAGATTCTCTCACAATAATGGTATAAGTCTTTATTTGATAAAGGCCATTCATTTCTAATGTCTGTAATTCCTGCACTAATAATAACTACCCAATCATATTCAACACTGCCATAAATTTCTTCTGCAACTAATTCTGGTCTTGTACCATCAACGATTTGATACTTATTGAACAAAGTAAAGATATTTTGTAAATCATCTCTTATTTTCACTCTTCTAAAAATATTTTTTACAAGAAAATAATCTTGAGATGATTGTTTATCTGAAAGAAAAGATTGATATTGTACGTTTGGAAGTTCTCTAAAATATGTCATTAGTAACCAACTCCTTCTGTAATACTTTGATAATCTTCTGCGTAAATTGGAGAAAGTTCTTGAAATTGTAGAGTTAGGATCATATGAACTGGTGTAGCATCAGTAAAAGATGCATATTGACCAGATCCTGTATAATTAACACTCATGTTTGTTAAGGCACAAGGTTTAAACTTATTTAAAAATGGATGTGGTCTTGACCCTGTTCTATATTGAATTTTAAATACATTTGGTGATTTTACAAAGAATCCGCCACCAGATCCAGATCCTGTTCTTCTGGGAGTCATTTCTCTTTTAAAAGTTTTTATAATTCTTTTTATTTCATCTGCTTCTGGTTGAGATCTTGGAATTAAATCAAAAGTAAATTGAAACGCAGTGCGAATATTTACACCTTGAAATAACATTTCAACATTTTGATTAACTACTGATCCAGTTGTTCTTGAAATTAATCCATTTATATTTGCATCTTGACCAGTGAGTGCTTGAATTGCCAACTTTGAAAATATTGTTGAAGTTACTTTTTGTCCTGTTCCTTGTGTAAATGCACTTTCAAATTTTTTAAATATTTCTGCACCAGATTTTACTGCTGCCGAAAAAGGATCTGCTCCTTCAATAACTCCTTGTCCCGCAATTAAACCTGCTGCAAGAGCAGCATTTAAAGTATTTTCTCCCCAATTTGCTGAATTAGAATCTGACACTGACTGGGGCATAGGAAGTAGTATTGTACTTATGGGAACACTTCCTTGTAATGCTTGATCAGTTGTTCTTAATGCATTTAATCCTACAGTACCAGCAGTCAATCCAGGTTGTTTATATTCTACAACATCAATTTGGAAAAAATCGTCATTTTTTCCAATACTAGCTTTAGGATATCGTAGTATTTGTGCCATTTATTTTTTTAACTATTTATTTTTAAGTTTGTCGAAAATCGGCATAAGGAATAGAACGAAGAGTATTGAATTCATTAACTGTTACTTCATAAAATGGACTTGCAACTTCCTTGAAAGTATATTGTCTCATTTTACCCCAATGATAATTAAATCCAAAGAAACCATAATCCATTGGTTCTGATGCCATAATCAATGGATAACGATCGTAAATAATATTTGGTGTCTTAGCATAATATATGTAGGTATAATACTTGCCGCCAGAAGGATATTGACTTTCAGTATCTTGCAATCTTTCTATGATCATATTCATCAATTCAGAAGGACTTTCAATACCAATTAAATCTCTTTTAATTGATGCAATTCTATTTTCTGATTTTCTTTGTCCCTTTTTTCCACCAGATCTTAATTTTGGATTTGCTCTCTGGTAGTCTGCATCATATTTAATAATATAAATGAGTTGAGTTTTGTTTAGACGACTATAGTTTGTACTAGTCGCACCAGTTTTAGTATATTGATGAGGTATATAATAATTGGTTGCAATTTCTTTTAGTTCACTTAATGAATAATCTTCAAGTTCTGGTTTTTCATATCCTGTGAGTGCCATTACTTAATACCTAAATCTTCTTCGGTGAGAATTTTAAACTTCCATCGTCGATCTTCACAAAATTCTTCAGCGACTTTCCATTTTGCTTGGTTTCTTGCCCATTCTGTGACTTCAAAAATATATCCTTTCGTTTTTCTTTTTTGAACTTTTGGTTCTATTGTTTGTTTTTTTGGTTTGATTTCTATAATATACTTTTGAATTGAACCATTATTTTCTTTTACCTTGATATAAAAGTCTGGAACGTATCTGTGAATTTTTCCATCTATTGGGGAACGATAAGGAAGAGCAAGTTCTTCACTTCCCCATTCCAAAATATTTTCATTTAAATCGCAATAAGACATAAAACGCCTTTCCCACAATGAACGGTAAATAATATTTGTGGGATCACCTTTATATTTTTTGGGGTATGATGGTTGATATTTTCCCTTATACGACATCTAAATACTTATAATAAAAGATCACTTATAGGTATTTAGAGTGCCTTTTCCCAGAAGTATATCTAGCGTAAAATCTTTATTTGGAAATCTAGCACAAACATCTCATTATGAAGTTCAATTTGGTGGACTTCCAAATGAGTTATCAACTTTTTTATTGACTAAAGGTATTACTCCATTTTTTACTGGTGGAGATTTTGGATTATTATGTTTTTCTGCATCATTACCAACATCGTCATTTGCTACAGCAGAAGTATCACCATATATTGGGATTAGAGAAAAGATAGCACATACAAGATTATATACTAATATAACATTAGAATTTTATGTAGATAGTAATTATAATACTTTAAAATTACTGGAACATTGGATGGACTATATTGCTAGCGGATCTTCTGCCAATCCAATTTCAAATGATTATTTTATTAGGATGCAATATCCATCTACATATAAATCAGATCAAACTAGAATTATAAAGTTTGATAGAGATTACAGAAGAGAAATAGAATATACTTTTAGAGGATTATTTCCTGTTTCAATTTCAAGTGTACCTATCTCATATGGGACATCTGATGTGCTAAAAGTTGCTGCTACATTCGAATATGATCGTTATATTTCTGGAAGAACAACAAGTCTTTCAGTTTATACTCATACATCAATAAATAATGATCCAATTAGAAGAGTGTCCAGAGTTCCAATGTCTCCTGGTCAGGCAGGAACTTCTGGAGTTGTTTTCAGACCATCTAATTTAACACCAACCGAAGCAATTGTAAGAGGAGAACTATATACAAGTCTGACTGGGAATCAAAAAGCAGTCTAAATATTTTCACTAGTCATTGATTATTATGCCATTACCAAAAGTTTCTACACCAACATATGAGTTGGAAATTCCTTCATTAAAGAAAACAATTAAATATAGACCTTTTTTAGTTAAAGAAGAGAAAATTTTAATCATTGCGATGGAGAGTGAAGAACCAAAGCAAATTACTGAAGCAGTAAAGGATGTAATTAAAAATTGCATTATTACCAGAGGAATTAAAGTTGATGATCTTGCAACTTTCGATATAGAATATTTGTTTTTAAATATCAGGGGAAAATCTGTAGGTGAAACTGCAGAGGTATTAATTACTTGCCCAGATGATGGGGAGACACAAGTACCAGTAACTATTAGTTTGGATGATATTAAGGTTGAAGTAAGTAAAGATCATAGTCGTGATATTCAATTGGATGATAATCTGAGTGTGCGGATGAAATATCCATCAATTACAGAATTTATCAAAAATAACTTTATTCGCAATGATCAAATTAGTGTAGAGGATACATTTGGAGTTATTACATCTTGCATTGAACAGATTTACAGTGAAGAAGAATCTTGGGCAGCATCTGATTGTAGTAAAAAAGAGTTAAGTGATTTCTTAGAATCTTTAAGTTCGAAGCAATTTAAAAAAATTGAAAAATTCTTTGAAACGATGCCAAAACTAAGTCATACAATTAATGTTATAAATCCAAATACTGAAGTTGAAAATAAAATTGTATTAGAGGGCCTGACAAGTTTTTTCGCCTAGCAATGGCGCATGAAAGTCTTGCGTCATATTATAAGATTAATTTTGCCCTTCTTCAGCATCATAAATATAGCTTGACAGACTTAGAAAATATGATACCTTGGGAGAGAGAGGTGTACGTTTCTCTACTTCAACAGTATATTGAAGAGGAAAATTTAAAGAACGGATCAAATAATGGCTGAACAGGTCACACCACTTACAAGTTCTCCTCTTTCTCAAGAGTCTAGGCAAGTTATTGCTGGAAATACAACAGTATCTGGACAAACCATAAGAGGAACTAATTTATTATCTGGAGTAACTCCAAGTGAAACTGAGATTAAGAATCTTCAAACACTTCAACAAAATCAAGCATCTTTAGTTGAAGTTCAAAGTGGACTTAATTTAATAAGACAAGACATAAATCAGTTAAATACTGGTTTAATCACTATTTCTACATTATTACAACAGGATGCAACAAATGAAGAAAGCATACTGAGAGCACAACAAGAAAGTGAAAGAAGACTTGCAGAAGAACAAGTAAGAATTGGAAAAGAAAGTGAGATAGAGAAGAAAATACAAAATGCAATTGTTGCTCCAGTTGCAGCACTTGCACCAAAAGTGCAAAGTTTATTTGGAAATGTTCTGCAATCTCTTAGTTATCTTTTTGGTGGATGGTTAACAAATCAAGTTATTGAATATATTAAGGCGGAAGGTGAAGGAAATAATGAAAGATTAACAGAGATTAAAAATAATATTCTCAAATATCTTTCTATTGCTGGTGGAACAATATTAGCAATAAAATTTGGTATTGGAGCGTTAAAAACTTCTTTAGGGTTTGCTGTTAGTCAAATTGCTAAGTTACTGGGTAGAACAGTAGCGGCACCATTTAATATTATCAAGAACATAGTAACTCCTGGTGGGGGAGGTAAACCACCAGGAGGAGCAAAACCACCAGGAGGAGCAAAACCTCCTGGTGGTGGACTTGGTGGTGCAGTTAAGGGTATGGCAAGTGGAGCAGGAAACTTTATAAGAGGATTAGCAGCACCATTACTAGTTGGATCTGCAATGACAGGTATTGATATTGCATCTGGTGAAGATCCTGGTCGTGCAGTTGCAGGAGCAACTACGGGTATGATTGGATCAGCAGCGGCATTTGCTGCAGGATCTTTATTACCTATTCCTGGAAGTGGTGTGGTTTCAAGTGCTCTTGCTTATAGTCCATCTGCAGATTTTGGCAAAGGAATTTATGATAAGTTTTTCGGAAATCAATCACAACCTCAACAAGAAGCAAAACCTACACAATCGTTAAATAAGCAACAACCTCAAGCAGAGGCAAAACCTGCACAACCATTAGTTTTGCCTGCAAATGCAGAGTCAATAGCAACACAAAAAACTGAAGCATTAAAACCATCTCCACAACAAGAAATGGTTTCAGAACCAAAAATAAATTTTCCAGATTATTCAAATACATTTAATCTTTCTGCAAATAATACTTTTGATTTTTCAAGTACAATTGCAGAAAAACCTCCTGATAACGAAGTAAAACCCAATCAAGCAATGTTACCTGGAAATAAAGAATTAAGTTTTGATGCATCGTCCACATTTAAACCTGGAAATACTGACAATTTCCTAGAAAATTATAATAATTTAAAATCAGAAGAAAATATACCTCCAAAAACTTCACCAATACAACCAGCACAAATTCAAAGTGTTCCGACACAAACACCTAATGTTGGAGAACTCCCAGAACCAAAACCAAATATCATTTATGCATCTTCTGGATCTTCTCAACAACAAGGTGCTCAAATGAATCAAACTTCAACAAATGGGCCTTTGACTGATGTTCCTATGATTCGTTCATCTAATCCAGATAATTTTTATACATTATATTCATATTCCTGCTATAATGTGGTGATCTAAGATGGCAGCAACCGCAGAAGTTATATCTCAAACATCTAGTATTAATTTAATATCAAAATCAATATCTAGTACTCGTTCTACTTTAACAAGTTCTAATGTAACAATTGGTAGAATTCAAAAAATAATAGAAACAAAAACTAAAGTAAGAAGTGATTTATTCTTTAAAAATCAAATAATAGAAAGAAGAAGAAAAGAGGCAACAAAAAGAAAAGAATATGAGGATCAAATAGAGGCATCAAAAGTAACAACAAATTTTCAGTCTGGACTAAGAGTTGCATCTTCCAGTAGTCAAGGGCCTCTTAGTAGAATCTTATCCTTTCTTGGTTATCTTGGAGCGGGATGGATTTTAGAGAATCTCCCTACCTGGATTGCAATGGGAAAAGAATTCATTGCAAGAATGAAAAAAGCGGGAGAAATTATATACTCTATACCACAAACAATGTACCGAATTCTTCAATCATTTGGTACAACATTAGGTTTTATTAGTAGAGATATACGTAACTTAGATTTTACTGATTCTTCTGGTGATATAAGAAATTCATTTTCGGAATTGACTAGTACGGTAGAGTTATTAGGAACACAAATTGCAGACGGATTTAAAGCACTTTTAGAACCAACTGGGGAGGTTGATATACCTTCTACTGGGGAACAACAACCTGATACTGAATCTTCAGGAGTTCCAGCACCTACTCCTGGGGGTGGAAGTGGTGGTGGAAGATGGAAACCTTTACTTGATTTAATACATTCGGTCGAATCATCAACAGATAAAAAAAATAATGGTTATGATGCTCAAAATGGTGCTCCTGGGGGAGTTAGACCTGGATTGAGTCAAATGACTATTGGCGAAATTGCTAGAACTGCTCCCGGTGCTTCTGGTCGATATCAACAAATGCCACAATTTCTTCTTGGAAGAGCAAAAGCGGCTGGATATAATGAGAACACAGTTTTTAGTCCACAAGTTCAAGATGTTCTTGCAGTAAAACTCATTGAAGGAAAAGGAGGTAATTCTTGGTTATCTGGTAAAATGAAAACCGAAGACTTCATGCAAGGTTTGGCGGATGTATGGGCAGCATTACCTAATGCGTATGGAAATTTCTCATATTCCGGACAAAGTAGTTCTCTTAAACCAGAAAAGGTAAAATCTGTCCTTGCTCAAGTAAAACAGCAATCTTCATCTGCACCACCAAGACCAACATCTACAGGAACAATGAATTTGATTCCTCAGACTGGATCTGGTGGATTTATTCAAGGTGGATCCGGAAGTGGTGGTGATACTACCTATGCAACTCACTTCCACATTGATGCAAAAACTACAAATCCATCTGCAGCACAATTGGCAAACATTAGAGAAGTTTCCTTCCAAGCAGTAAAAGCAATGTTTGCTAGAGGATCTTGGGTTCACTTTGGAAATATTAAAAAGGATGTTTACAGTAATGTATCAGATTCTGAATTAAAAGCATTGATTGCTGCGGAGCAAAGAGCACATGGTGCAAGAAGTAGTGCAGGAGTTGATATTCAAGAGCACAATCCAAAAACAAAACAAACATTTCCTTCACAACCAGGATCTGCAACTAAGTTCCCTTTTGCTGTTGGTGAAGTTTACTATCGTGGTGGTTATGGTAGAGAAGCAGAAATTATAGGAAGTGGAGGAATCACCGTATCTCATGGTGCTGCAGGATCAAAAGCGAGTCAGGTTTCTCCTCAACTTGCAAAAATTCCATCAGAAAAGGAAGTAACTCCTGCTGCACAACAACCACAGATTTCTTCTGCGGTGTCACAACAACAAAGAGCAGTTGCTGATTCGGTAACAACTGAAAGAATGGGACAGCAGTTTCTTTTTATTGATGACAGATCATCTGCACAACAACCATCAGTTTCTGTAGGATCTCAAAAATCTTATGGTGGTGGTGTTTCTGGTCAAATTGCTGAGTTTGATCTGTTAAATAAATTTATGAAACAAAAATTACTCTTAGATTTTAATTACCTCTAATGGAAGCAGCAACAAAGTCCATATACGATACAGTATTAATAGAATCAAATGATCAAAAACAGAGAATTGATCTAAGAACATCTATTGTAGCATTTGAATATTATGAAGATATATTTTCACCTATTGTTACTGCAAAATTAAAAATAGTAAACACTGGAAATTCTGCCTCCACTGAAAAAGATATCAGCAAACAATCATTATATAACGGGCTTCCTCTGAGAGGTGGTGAAAGATTAGCACTTAAAATGAAACCAAATACGAGAACAAATATTGCTTTAGATTTTGCAAGCAAAGTTGAAAACTATTTTTATGTTTCAAGTATTACTGATGTAATTGCAGAAACACAGAAAGAAAGTTTTACGTTGCATTTAGTTCCAAGGGAAGCAATTACAAATGAAACTGTAAGAGTTACAAGAAAGTATCCAACAACATTAAGTATTGATGGGTCTGTAGAGAAGATTTTAAAGGAAGTATTAAGATCAAATAAAATTGGTAAAATTGATAAGACTTCTAATAAGTATGGTTTTATTGGAAATATGAGAAAACCATTTACGATTTTAACTTGGTTAGCGTCTAAATCTGTACCAGTAGAATCTAAAGATGGTACAGCAGGATTTCTATTCTATCAAACAAAAGATGGATTTAATTTTAGATCTATTGATGAAATGAATAAAGAAAAATCAAAGGCAACTTATATTTACAGTGAAGCAGTTGAATCTTATTCAGATAGTGGTAAAATTAATAATGACTTTAAGATTCTGAATTATTTTATTGATCGAAATCAAAATTTAATTGAAAAATTAAGACTAGGGACATATGCAAGTCATAGAATGTTTTTCAATCCCTTGGACTTTAAATTTTCAAATCCAGAAGAAGGGTTATTCAAGCAAAGTGATTATGTAAAGTCAACTGAGAATCTTGGCGATAGATTAAAATTACCAAAAGTTTCTGATGGTTCTGATCAGACTCTTGGAGATATTCCTTCAAGAATGATCACTCAAATATTAGATGTTGGAACATTAGAGCAAAATGTATCTACGGATAAAAATTCTGATCCTCAGAAGTATCAATCACAATCTTTGATGAGATATAACAGTCTGTTTACTCAACAATTAAATATAATAGTTCCCCTAAACACAAATTTAAGTGCTGGAAATATAATTGAATGTAATTTTCCAAAAATTAGCAGTTCTGATAAAAAAGAATTTGACCAGGAAACAAGTGGACTATATATGATAAAGGAATTATGTCACCATTTTGATACTGAAAGTTCTTATACCTCTATGAAACTAATCAGAGATACCTTCGGACAGAAAAAATGATTGACGAGTCAATACTTAAAAGTAATTTTATAGGGAGAGATGGGTTTAGATGGTGGATTGGACAGATTCCACCTATTGAAGCGCAAAAAACTCAAGCAAATGGTGGTGGATGGGGAAATAGAACAAAGGTTAGAATTTTAGGTTATCATCCTTATAGTACAGCGGAACTTTCAAATGATGATCTTCCTTGGGCACAAGTTCTCATGCCACCAACATCGGGAAGTGGTGCAGCAAATTATGCAGTTAATCCAAAACTAAGACCTGGGGATACTGTACTTGGATTCTTTTTAGATGGTGATAATGCTCAAATACCAGTTATTATTGGTTGTTTTGGTAGAACAGATCAAGTGCCTAGTACAAGTTTTAGGTCTCCATTTGTGCCTTTTACTGGTTATACTGAAAGAATACCACCACCAAATGGAACTTTATATAAATCTGAATCGAGTGAAGAAAAAAGCAATTCTCAAAAATCTCCAAGAGATGTAACACCAGAAATTATAAGTAAGTTAAATCAAAAAAGTGAAGCAAAGGATGAAGTATTTTATTTTTCTGGAGTAGGTAAAAAAATTGTACTTGGTAACTCAAGTAATGATACTGTTGCAAAAGGAATTGGAGCGGAAGTTAATAATCTATTACAAAAAGTTAATGACGTAACAAATAAAATCCAAAATGTAAAACCAGAGATTAGTAGGTCTGTAGATAAAATTGTTGGTATTTCAAATGGATTTGTTGGGCAGGCAATTAATTCTTTATATAATAAATTAATTCCTTTAATACAAAAAGGATTAGAAGCATTATATAAAGCAGTTTATGCTGCTGTTCTTGCTGCTACACAAAACCCAGCCGTCGCTCATTTGGCTGGTGTCGCGGCACAAAAAGCAATGGTTATACCTGTAAAGTTACTTGAGTCATACATTCCAAAAATAGCAGGTATTGTTGCTAATAGTATATTCAAAACTGTTGAGAGTATGTTAACTGATGTTGTAAAAAATGTCAGATATTTTAGATCTTGTGTTGGGGATCAATTTGTAGGATCTTTATTAAATGACATTATTGGAAAAATACAAAGTGCAATTTCTTCTCCTTTAGAAGGAATAATGAAAATATTGCAATTTGTATCTTTTGGTGTTTCTAGTGTAGGTAATTTTCTAAGAAGCGGAGTAAGTGCTATAAGATCAATTGGTGGATTGTTTGATGTCAATCAAAATAAAAATAAATCTGTGGGTGGTGTTGAAGAATGGACAATCGGAATAGGAATTGTTGATGCTGGCGAAGATGCTGTAAAATTTGCAAGTATTCTTAAAAATATGAATACTGCAAATGCAATTGCAGATGTAGTTGATGGTGTTAAAGATATTAAATCTGGGTGGGATATTTTTTCGGAAAAAACAAAAAATATACAAAATGAAAGTGATGTTGGTGGATGCTATACGCAGCAACGAACAAGTTGCTCTGCACCAAAAGTTAAAATATTTGGAGGATCTGGAGAAGGTGCAGAAGCAGAAGCTATTCTTGGATCATTTTCTACAGACTCATCTGAAGTTATAACTGCAAGTGTCATTGGTATAAAACTTAAGAAAAGAGGTAAAAAATATAAATATCCACCATTTGTAGAAATTGTTGATGATTGTGAACAAGGATATGGTGCTGTTGCAAGAACTGTAATTGACGAAAATGGTGAAGTGGTTGATGTTTATATGGTATCTGAGGGGGAAAATTATCCAATAGGAAATGTCAATATTAATACTGCTGAAGAAATTGCAGAAACAAATCCAGCACAAATACCAAATTATGTTTCTAATGTTTACATTGAACAGTCTGGATTTGGATATCAGTCAACAGATAAAGGATTTGATGATTTTGGAAATCAATACTCAATTGCCGTTGATGAAGATGGATCAATAGTTAGTGTTAGTATTGATAGTCTTGAAGATGTTTTGGGTGTTGATGATAATATCATTTCAGATTCAATTACAACACCTACAACATTATCAACTCCACGATTAATAATAAATAACTATATTGTTGTTGAAGATTTGCCGATAATTACCATTGAATCTGAAACTGGCACTGGTGCTATTTTAAACCCAATTTTAGATAAATTGCCAATTGAAGTAATTAGATCAAATGAATCTTCTATAAGAGAAACCAAGTTTGTAAAAGATTGTATCACATAAAATGCCAAGAAAGCAAAATTGGGAACGAAGAGATATATGCAGTTATGGTCCTAAATTTAGGATTGATACAAACAATCCACAAATGGGTGGAAATGGAACAAATGTTTATGCATTATATGCAACAACTGATAAGAAAGATATAAACTTTTCAGGATTAACTGAATGTGGTACTTATAGAATATGGAATGATAGAGCAATTGAGTTTATTGGGGGAAATAAAGATTCTAGTGATGGTGTAGACATTGTAATTGCTGGAGTAAGTGGTGATGTTACAATCACTGCAATGAGAAATGGTTCAGTGAAAATAAAAGGTAAAAATATTGTTATCGAAGCAGATGAGGATATTGATTTAAAAGCCGGAAGAAATATCAATATAAGTGGAAAATCAAGAGTTTTACTTAAGGGTAATAAATGTGAGGCTGATGGATTACTAGGAAATTTGATTCCAAATAGTTTTGGTGCATTATCATTTGCTGGAAGTTTTGTTGGTGGAGATATTATTAGTAGTACTTTTATGGCAGGTTTACCAGATGTTATTGGAACAGCTCAAGATATTGCTATTGGTGCAAAAGATGCCCTTTCTGGTGGTCCAGGATCTTTGATTTTTGGTGCTGCAAAATTAGCAACAAATAATTTGAAATCTAATCTTCCAATTGATCAAATTGTAGATTCTACGATTCATACATTACAATCCGCTGAAGATTTTAGAGACTCATTAAATTCTGTAATAACGGAAACATGATATGGCAGATATTACAGTAACTGGTAACGAGTCTTATTTTAACGAAAAGGTAACTTTCTTTAAAGGTATGGTTGCTTATGGTGATGCAATAAATGGTGACACCGGTGAAAAATTTGGTGCTCAAGGTGCTCAAGGAGCACAAGGTCTCCAAGGTGCTTTAAGTAATTTTCAAGGTACTCAAGGAACTCAAGGTCTTCAAGGTCTTCAAGGTCTTCAAGGTCTTCAAGGTCTTCAAGGTGCTTTAAGTAATTTTCAAGGTACTCAAGGCACTCAAGGTGCTCAAGGACTTCAAGGATCTTTAAATAATTTTCAGGGCACTCAAGGAACACAAGGTCTTCAAGGTCTTCAAGGTCTTCAAGGTCTTCAAGGTCTTCAAGGTCTCCAAGGTCTTCAAGGTCTCCAAGGTCTTCAAGGTCTCCAAGGTCTCCAAGGTCTCCAAGGTCTCCAAGGTCTCCAAGGTCTCCAAGGTCTTCAGGGTCTTCAAGGAACTTTAAGTAATTTTCAGGGCACTCAAGGTCTTCAGGGTCTTCAGGGTCTTCAGGGTCTTCAAGGTCTTCAGGGTCTTCAAGGTCTTCAAGGACCTTTAAGTAATTTTCAGGGAACTCAAGGACTTCAGGGTACTCAAGGTCGTCAAGGTACTCAAGGTCTTCAGGGTCTTCAGGGTCTTCAGGGTCTACAAGGACCTTTAAGTAATTTTCAGGGTACTCAAGGTCTTCAGGGTACTCAAGGTCTTCAAGGTCGTCAAGGTACTCAAGGTCTTCAAGGTCGTCAAGGTACTCAAGGTCTTCAAGGACCTTTAAGTAATTTTCAGGGTACTCAAGGTCTTCAAGGTCGTCAAGGAACCCAAGGTGCTCAAGGAACCCAAGGTGCTCAAGGAACTCAAGGTCGTCAAGGTACTCAAGGTACGCAAGGTCTTCAAGGTGATCAAGGAACTCAGGGTACTCAAGGTCTTCAAGGTCTTCAAGGAGCTTTAAATGATTTTCAAGGTACTCAAGGCGCTCAAGGTACTCAAGGCGCTCAAGGTACTCAAGGTACTCAAGGTCTTCAAGGTGCTCAAGGTCGTCAAGGTACTCAAGGTGTTGGTGATCAAGGTACTCAAGGTCTTCAGGGTCTTCAAGGATCTTTAAGTAATTTTCAGGGCACTCAAGGACTTCAAGGTCTTCAAGGTCTTCAAGGTCTTCAAGGAACGCAAGGACTTCAAGGTCTTCAGGGTACTCAAGGTCTTCAAGGAACTTTAAGTAATTTTCAAGGTACTCAAGGTCTTCAAGGTCTTCAAGGAACTCAAGGTGCTCAAGGTGCTCAAGGTCTTCAGGGTCTTCAGGGTCTTCAAGGTTCTTTAAGTAATTTTCAGGGCACTCAAGGTCTTCAAGGTCTTCAAGGTCGTCAAGGTACTCAAGGTGTTGGTGATCAAGGTACTCAAGGTACTTTAAGTAATTTTCAAGGTACACAAGGTCTCCAAGGTCTTCAAGGTCTTCAAGGTCTTCAAGGTTTAAGTAACCAGGGTGTTCAAGGATCTTTAAGTAATTTTCAGGGCACTCAAGGACTTCAAGGACTTCAAGGTGTTGGTGATCAAGGTGATCAAGGAACACAAGGTATTCAAGGACCTTTAAGTAATTTTCAGGGAACTCAAGGTCGTCAAGGTCTTCAAGGTACTCAAGGTCGTCAAGGTCTTCAAGGTACTCAAGGTCGTCAAGGTCTTCAAGGTACTCAAGGTACTCAAGGTCTTCAAGGTAATCAAGGACTTCAAGGTCTTCAGGGTCTTCAAGGATCTTTAAATGATTTTCAGGGCACTCAAGGAACACAAGGTCTTCAAGGTCGTCAAGGTCGTCAAGGTCTTCAAGGTCTTCAAGGTCTTCAAGGACCTTTAAGTAATTTTCAGGGTACTCAAGGTCTTCAAGGCCTTCAAGGTCTTCAAGGTCTCCAAGGTATTCAAGGTCTTCAGGGTCTTCAGGGTCTTCAGGGTCTTCAGGGTCTTCAGGGTCTTCAAGGTCGTCAAGGAACTCAAGGTCTTCAAGGAACTCAAGGTCTTCAAGGAACTCAAGGTCTTCAAGGAACTCAAGGTCTTCAGGGTCTTCAGGGTCTCCAAGGTCTTCAAGGACCTTTAAGTAATTTTCAGGGTACTCAAGGTCTTCAGGGTACTCAAGGTCTTCAGGGTACTCAAGGTCTTCAAGGTCTTCAGGGTACTCAAGGTCGTCAAGGAATTCAGGGTACTCAAGGACCTCAGGGTACTCAAGGATCTCAGGGTACTCAAGGACTTCAAGGTATTCAAGGTATTCAAGGTCTTCAAGGAACTCAAGGTCTTCAAGGACTTCAAGGTACTCAAGGTCTTCAAGGTATTCAAGGACTTCAAGGTATTCAAGGACTTCAAGGTACTCAAGGCGCTCAAGGTACTCAAGGCGCTCAAGGTACTCAAGGTACTCAAGGTCTTCAAGGACCAATTGGTAATAATAATATTGATGTCAGACCTTATTATGAAAATAATATTACTTATCCAACATTTTCAACTACAACAAACGCTTCAATATCTTCTGTTTTTACTAATCCAGAAAAATTAGTTTTTGATCCAGTATCTGGAAGTATTGGTATTGGAACAAGCACAATTACAAATACTTTAACAGTTGTTGGAACTGCAACTGCAACAGATTATTATGGTGGGGGAATTAATTTAGTTGGTATTGTAACTCAGTTAATTCCTGGAATCGGTGTAGACATTAGTTCTTCTCAAGATTTTGGTAAAGGTGCTGTAACAGTAGATGCTTACAAACCAGTTGGAAAGACTATTTACGTATCACAAAATGGAAATGATAATAATACTGGATTGGCTGAAAATTATCCAAAAAGAACTATCAAGTCTGCAGCCTCTGTTGCCGTATTTGGTGACACAATCAAAGTATTTCCTGGAACTTATCTTGAAGATAATCCAATTGTTCTTGCAAAAACAGTTTCTGTTGAAGGAACAGAACTTAGAAATTGTGTAATTACACCACTTAATCGTGATAGAGATTTATTTTATGTTAATAATGGATGTCACGTTACAGATTTAAGTTTTATTTCGGCACCAATGACTGATGGGGCAGCAGTTATATCATTACAACCTTTAGAAGGTGTTTCTTCCGATAGATTTTTTGATGCTGCAAGAATGATTCGTTATAATTTAGATTACATTGCTCAAGAGTCTGTAGGATTCTTAACAAGTGGATTTAGTGGATTTGCAGGATCTCATAGGGAGCAAGACGCTGCTAGACTTATTGATTTAAATAAAGATTTTATTGCTGCAGAAACAATTGGATTCTTAACATCAACAGATTACAAGAATCCTGCATTTACTGTTGTAAATTCTTCAGGAATTGCAACTGATCCAGTAAACTGTGAGGATGATATTAAGTCAATTATTGATGCAATTTCATACGATTTAAAGGCGGGAAGTAATAAAAAATCAATTGGTGCTGGATTATCTTACTATAGTTCTGAAGGAACACTTTTACACATTACTGGTAACGATCTTAATGGTTATAGTGTTAAAGAAGCAACTATTGATGCAATTAATTATGCTATAGGTATTGCAACTCATGTTATTGATAATACAGATTATGCGTCACTTTCTGGAGTTACTACATATAGTTCATTAGTACAAGATTTTAGTTATTCTCCAATTTTAGTTCCTGGTGGTTGTGTTGGTGTTGTTTCTACAATACAGAATCGTGCAGGAATTATTACAAATATTCTTGGTGATTTTAACTATTCTGTGGGAGTAACAACAATTTACGGTGTAACACTTGAAAGTCAAGATTGTGCTGATGATGTAAAAGACATTTGGAAATGCATTATACATGATATTACCAGAGGTGGAAATTCTAAGTGTGTTGGTGCAGGAAAATCATATTATGATGATAATTGGAATTTAATACCACAAATTCTTAAGAATCCCGAAGAAGTTCAACAAACAATTGCAACATTAAATTATTCATATGAAATTTCACGCGCAGTAATTAATAATGTTACCTGGGGAGGATATCCTGTTGGACTTGGTACAACAGTAATAGATGCTGAATATGATAATATAACTGGAATTACTACAATTACAGCAATAAATCATGGATTGTCCAAAAATGATTCAGTAAAAATTATTGGTTTGGGATTTACTTGTCCATCAGGTCCTTTAACATTAACATATCCAACTGGATCTTATGGTTACATTTTTAATGTTAATAAAGTAGTAGGAATTAATACTTTTGAAGTTGTAGTTGGTCAATCAACTCTTCCACATACTTATGTTTCTGGTGGAAGTGTGCAAAAATATACGAATTTCCAAAATGATTTTACTCAGGTAAAGGATCTTTCAATGCAAGTAGATCCAGACACTGGTTTTAATAATGCAATTAATGGATGTGCAAATGTTGTGTCGGCAATTCATTCTTGTGTTGGTGTAGTTACCACAATTGTTGGTCTTGGTTCACAATCTGGAATTACTACATCATACCCTGGAAATAGAGGAACAGGATTTACAACAGTTGTAGGCATTACGAGTGCAGTATATAATGAGACTTCTGGTAAAACTACATTAAAAGCCCCAGGTTTGTCAGTTAAAGTTGGTGATATGGTTGAAATACGTGACTTATTGTTCTCCTGTTCATCTAGTGGATCAATATCAACACAAAGATTTCCATCTGGATATTATGGATATGAATTTTATGTTAATAAAGTTTACAGTGATAATTCTTTTGATGTTTATACTGGTGTTTCAACAATACCACACAATTATGTTTCTGGTGGGTATGCAATTAATCGTGCTATAGGAATTACATCAGCATCATACGATCACCTTAGCGGTATCACTACCATTGTTGCCCCAGGATTAAATGTAAAAGTTAATGATATTATTTCATTAAGAGATTTAGAGTTCTCTTGTTTAAGTGGTTCGGGAACTACAACAATTTATCCAACTGGAAATAATGGATACAATTTTAGAGTCTTAAGTGTAGTTGGAACAGGAACTACTTTTACCGTGAATGTAGGTACTGCACCAATGGCACACAGTTATGTTTCTGGTGGCGTCGTTAAACCACCATACTCTAGAGGTGTTGGACCAATCACACAAGGACCTTATATTAGAAATTGTACCAACTTCATTGGCGATAGTATTGGAATGAGAGTTGATGGGTTCAATGCAGAACCAGGTGATCAAGATGATATTGGTGTTACTGGTACAATGAGTGTTGATTCATACACTCAATATAATCAAGGTGGAATTGGAGTATCTATTACAAATGGTGCATACTCTCAATTAGTTTCAATTTTTACTATTTGTGATGACATAGGAATTTTTACTAAATCCGGTGGACAATGTGATATTACGAATTCAAATTGTTCATTTGGTAACTATGGTTTAGTATCTGACGGTGTTGGCGATTATGAATCAAAATCAATTTATCGTTATACTGGAGAAGTTTTAGAAGAACCTGAAGAAGATACTGCAGTTATTGTAGTATCTGGCGTTGGAAAAAATAGACCTTATGATGGTCAGGCAATATATTTTGGAGAATTATATTATCAGGTCAATTCAATTAATGTAATTGATGGTGGTAGTGGATATGATCCAAATAATCCTCCAACAGTTACTTTAGGAGATCCAGAAGGTCCTAATGGAATTACTGCCGAAGCATCGGCAAATGTTAATCAATCAGGTCAAATTACTTCTATTGATATCATTAGTAATGGTAGTCAATATTTAAATCCACCATCTATTGTAATAGATGGTGGAGCAACGGCTGAGGCAGTAATGTATCCATTATATTACAATATTGAATCTGCAACTCTTCCAATCTCAGGAATTTCAACAATTACTCTTACACAAAATCTAAATAATATAGTTAGTGTTGGAACAACTGTTTACTTTTCTAGATTAAGTCTTCAAATTGCAACATCAATTTCATTAGAATGGGTAGGTTCTGGTACTAATATCAATAGTGCAAAACCAGCATTAGGTGGTGTTTCAATTCAAGAAAATGAAGTTGACATGAGAAATGGTGGTCAAGTTGTTTACACCAGCACAAACCAGTCTGGTAACTTCCAAATTGGTGAGGGTATAGTGATTAATCAACTTACAGGAACAATTAGTGGAAGAGCGTTTAATCAAAGTTTGTTAAATACAGTAACACCTTTAATTATTGCATTAGGATAGTAATGGCAGCAGTTGCACTTAATAAATTCAGAACTATTAGAGTTGGAATTACTACAGACAATGTGGGAATTTATACTTGTCCCATTGGTGTTTCTTCAATTGTTATTTTGTCTCAGGTAGTTAATGTATCTTCTGGAGCAGCGTCTAGTACATATACTGTAACTGCATTTCATTCTAGACCAAGAGAAACACCAAACATAGATTATAAAATTGCAAATTCAGTACCAGTTCCGCCTAATGATAGTTATAATTTAGTTTCTGATGGAAGACTGGCTTTAGAAACTAGTGATATCATTAAAATTCAAAGTAACGAAAATGGTGTCTTGTCTCTAATTTTAAGTGTGCTTGAAACAGCAAAACAATAATTAAAGTGATATGGGAAAATATAATTCTGGAAGAGTAAAAAAATTTGATCAGACAGGAATAACCTCAGATAGATATGAGTTTCTTGGTTTAGAGCAAGCCGAACCAGATTTAGGTGATCCTATAGTTGGAGTATCATCTGTTGGAGTAAAACCTGTTCCAGAAGGAGAACAGTATGTTTTAATTTCTGTTGATGGGTATCTTGGAAGTAGATATTGGATTAAATCAACTGATCAACAGGGTTCTGGACAAGATGGTTCTCAGGGTGTTCAAGGCGCTTTAAGTAATTTTCAAGGAACACAAGGTTCTTTAGGTAATTTTCAAGGTACTCAAGGTCTTCAAGGTGCTCAAGGAACTCAAGGTCTTCAAGGAACTCAAGGTCTTCAAGGTGCTCAAGGTCTTCAAGGTGCTCAAGGTCTTCAAGGTACTCAAGGTCTCCAAGGTCTTCAAGGTTCTTTAAGTAATTTTCAGGGTACTCAAGGTCTTCAAGGTGCTCAAGGTCTTCAAGGTGCTCAAGGTCTTCAAGGTGCTCAAGGTCTTCAAGGTGCTCAAGGTCTTCAAGGTGCTCAAGGATCTTTAAGTAATTTTCAGGGCACTCAAGGACTTCAAGGAATTCAAGGTCTTCAAGGTCTTCAAGGTCTTCAAGGTACGCAAGGTCTTCAAGGTCTTCAAGGTCTTCAGGGTACTCAAGGTCTTCAAGGTCTTCAAGGTTCTTTAAGTAATTTTCAGGGCACTCAAGGACTTCAAGGTCTTCAAGGTACTCAAGGTCTTCAAGGTCTTCAAGGTGCTCAAGGAACTCAAGGAACTCAAGGTCTTCAAGGAACTCAAGGTCTTCAAGGAACTCAAGGTGTTCAAGGTGCTCAAGGGACACAAGGACTTCAAGGTTCTTTAAGTAATTTTCAAGGAACACAAGGTGCTCAAGGAACACAAGGTACTCAAGGGAGACAAGGACTTCAAGGTTCTTTAAGTGATTTTCAGGGTACTCAAGGTGTTCAAGGTGTTCAAGGACTTCAAGGTGTTCAAGGACTTCAAGGTATTCAAGGTATTCAAGGATTAGCGGCAGAACCAACTTACGCATCCACAATAACTACGTATACTTTTACCTCTACTGAGGGACAAACTCAATTTAGTGCAAGTGGAGATGTTTGGTATACTGAAGACTTTATTGAAATTTATTTGAATGGATCACATTTAACACCATCAGAATACGTTGCAACTGATGGCATTTATGTAAATTTAGTAGATGGTGCAAGTGTAGGTGATGTTATTGATGCTATTGTTTATGATTTAGGAAATTATGTTAGGGGAATACAAGGTGCTTTAAGTAATTTTCAAGGTACTCAAGGACTTCAAGGCACTCAAGGTCTTCAAGGTCTTCAGGGTCTTCAGGGTCTTCAGGGTCTTCAGGGTCTTCAAGGTCTTCAAGGATCTTTAAGTAATTTTCAGGGAACTCAAGGACTTCAGGGTACTCAAGGTCTTCAGGGTACTCAAGGTCTTCAGGGTCTTCAGGGTCTTCAAGGTCTTCAAGGATCTTTAAGTAATTTTCAGGGTACTCAAGGTCTTCAGGGTACTCAAGGTCTTCAAGGTCTTCAAGGACTTCAGGGATCTTTAAGCAATTTTCAAGGTCTTCAAGGTCTTCAAGGACCTTTAAGTAATTTTCAGGGTACTCAAGGTCTTCAAGGTTCAAATGAAATATTAATATATGATGATTCTTCAACCAATTCCGAATATTATCTCACATATGCGACTAATGTTGGACTTTCTACTTCAATCGGAATAACAACATCTAAATTAACATTTAATCCTTCTACTGGATATATAACTGCAGTTGATTTTACCTCATCATCTGACGAAAATTTAAAATATAATATAAAAAGTATTGAAAATCCAATCGAAAAAATTAATCAACTCAGAGGTATAACTTTTAACTGGAAAGATACTAATAATCCATCAATGGGTGTGCTAGCACAAGATGTTGAAAAAATATTTCCAGAACTTGTTTTCACTACAGATAACAAAAAAACAGTCAATTATAGTGGATTAGTTGCAGCATTAATAGAATGTATTAAAGAATTGCATTCAAAAATAGAAAAAATTAGTGGATAGGTGCTTAAAGGTTGACAGCAGAACCAAAGTGTCCTATAGTGTGTGGGAACTGAAAAATCATGATGCCCTCTAACACTGAAGAATTTCTGACTCGTTGCGTGGTCGATACACTTTCTCGAAAATTTTACCTTTATTCAAATGAAGGTGACGAACGAATTGTGGAATGTGAAACTGTAGACCAATTCATGAACGTATTAGAAATTGTTAGAAATAAACTTGATGAAGACACACTGGTTTATTCAAATCCCTTTTGATCATGGAAATTTTTACAACAGAAGAATTTCAAGAGCTTTTTGATGAATTAATCGAACGTGTGGAAAAGGGTGAGCACATTGGAATTATGAATTCTGATGGACAAGCAACAGTTATGATTCCTGCAGATGATGAATTGATGAAAATTTATGTCGAATTAAATAACGAAGCTTCATAAAACAAAAAGTGAACTCAATTGGTGAGTTTTATGGGTTCGATTCTCATCACTTTCATTTAAAAAATAAATATTAGATATGGGAATAAATCCTATGTCTTATCGTATTGATTCTGCATATTGTTGGTACAATAATGGTAGTATGATTGTGAAAATGTATTTCATAAATCATCTTCCCTTTACTTTTGATGAATTACCTGATGGGCATTTATACGATTTAGATCTTTGTAGAGAAGCAGATAAACAAAGAACTTTTGAACCAGATGATTTATACAAAACTTCTTTTTATTTAATTGACGAACAAGTACATCCGTGCCTTTTTTCTGTGGACTTAGAGAATCCAGAAGATATGCCAGATGATGCTGATTATTTCTATGATGAGGAAGATTTGTCCTCATAAATAAAACATAGAAATATTTAGTCAAATATAATAAAATGCCACTCAACAAGCTTGATCAATTTATAAAAAATACAGAAGGACGTATTCTTTATGTAAATCCAAGTGATTTGGATTCTACTGATTCTATCACTAATGAAGGAAATTCTCTTGCACAACCCTTTAAAACTGTTCAAAGAGCACTTTTAGAGGCGGCAAGATTTTCATATTTAAGAGGAAATAATAACGATTTAACAGAAAAAACAACTATTTTATTATTTCCTGGGGAGCATGTCATTGATAATAGACCTGGTTATGCAATTTATGCGGATAATAATAACGTAGCAAGAGTTACTCCTATTGATGGTGGCATAGGAACTCCCGCCCAAACTACATTATCATTAGAACTGGATTCTATTTTTGATTTAACTCAAGAAGATAATATTTTATATAAATTTAATAGTGTTTATGGTGGTGTTGTAGTTCCAAGAGGAACTTCTATTGTTGGATTAGATTTAAGAAAAACAAAATTAAGACCAAAATATGTTCCTAATCCAACAGATTCAAATGTACCAAATTCTGCAATTTTTAGAATTACTGGTGCTTGTTATTTTTGGCAATTCTCATTATTTGATGGGGACGATACTGGATTAGTTTATACAAATCCAAGAGATTTTAGTTCTGAATTCAGTTCAACACCAAGATTTAGCCACCACAAACTAACTTGTTTTGAATATTGTGATGGTGTTAATAGTGTTAATAGAACTTCATATGGTGAACTTACTGATCTTGACATGTATTACAGTAAGGTCAGTAATGCATATAATTCATATAGAGAAATTGAAAATGCATCTAAGTTTCCACAATCGTCAACATCTTTTGCAAAAAGAGCTCCAGAATGGGAAATTGTTGGATCATTTAGATCCGATCCAATCACTATTACAAATATTTTCTCGGGAAATGGTACAACAGCATCTAATAGAATTACTGTAACTACTGATGTATCTCATGGTTTAAACTTTGGTACACCTATTAAAATTCGTGGAGTTTCTGCATCGGAATATAATGTATCAACATTTGTTCAAGATGTTTTAAGTGAAACGCAATTTACTTATCTTTTACCAACTTTTCCACCAAACTTAAATGCAACTCCTCAACTAAACGATGCAAACGTTACTGTTGAAACCGATACAGTCGGTGGTGCTTCTCCATATGTGTTCAATATTTCATTGAGATCGGTTTGGGGTATGAATGGAATGCACGCAGATGGTGCAAAAGCATCTGGATTCCGTTCAATGGTTGTTGCACAATTCACTGCAGTTTCTCTTCAAAAAGATGATCGTGCATTTGTAAAATATAATAAAGTAACAAGAACATACGATTCAGTATCATATACACCAGTTTATGGATCTGCATTACCACTAGGTGCATCACAAACCAATACTGAAAAAGTATATCACTTAGATCAAGATGCAGTTTACAGACCTGATTGGGAATCAAGTCATATTAAAATTTCTAACGATTCATTTATTCAAATCGTTTCTGTTTTTGCAATCGGTTTTACATACCATTTTGATGCTAACTCTGGTGCAGACGCATCGATTACAAACTCAAACTCAAACTTTGGCCAAATTGCATTAAAGTCTTCTACCTATAAAGCAGAAGCATTTGAAAAAGATGATCATGCTTATATTACATCAATTGTTGCACCAAGAGACATTGATACCTCAATTAGTGATGAAATTGAATGGTTATCATTGGATGTAGTTAAAACAAGAACAATAGGAAATTCCCAGAAGTTATACTTATATGGATTTACCTCAGAAAGTGCAACACCTGTTTCAGTAACTCAAGGTTACCGTATTGGTGCAAAGGTAAATGATAAACTTTTTATTAGATTTTTAGGTATTGATTATGAAGCCGACATTTACATGACCGGTAAAAATGATCAAACATCAAGAAATGAAAAGAGTTATACTGTATCATTTATTAATGGAAATATATTCACAATTGGAAGTCATAATTTAAAAACAGGTGAAAAAATTATTATTCAAAGTAAAAAAGGTGATCTCCCAGAAAATTTAACTGAACATATTGTTTATTATGCAATTACCAATGAAATTGATAACACATTAAATTCTCAACAAATTAAAATCGCAGCATCATTTACTTATGCATTCTTAAATGAATCAGTTCAAACATATGGTGGCGATCCAAACTCCGACATTATTATAAACAGTAGAGTATCTGATAAAGACGCTGGTGATATTGGTTCCCCAATACAATGGGATAATTCAAATTCTCAATGGTATATTAATGTTGGGTCTGGAAATGAAATTTACAATTCTTTCTTAGACTCTGGAATTGGTTATGATCCAGATGATGAAAATAAATTCTCAGAATCAACAGATTTAGCATTTGTAACAAGAAATGCAGATGAAAGAGGACTTGATGAAAAAGTTTATAAGTTAAGAGTAGTAATTCCAAAAGAATCTGTTAATGCAAAAAATCCAGAAATTGGATTTATTATGCAAGATTCTAGTTATACTGGAGCACTCAATGATACTGAAATATTTGGATCCTTAAAATCTACTTTATCTTTAAATGATACAAGATATAAAAGAAATCAAAAATTCATTGTAGATTGTTCTTTAGCAGGAGCAACAGTAACAATTACAACCGAAACACCACATAAATTAAAAGTTGGTGACATTGTAATTGTTAGAGATATAAAAGATAGTAGTGAAACAACTACAGGAGAATTTAATCGTGGATTTAATGGATCATTTACAGTTACAACTATCGTAAATGATATGCAATTTCAGTATTCTACTACTGATATTGCAGGTTTGGTTCATATTCCAGGTACTTTTCAAAATGACACAAATACAAGAACGGTTGATGAACTTCCAAGAATAGAAAAAAATGATATTAAGTCAAATTTATACATTTACAGAAATGATGTAATTTCAGATTACATTAAAGATGAAAGAGATGGAATTTATCATCTTTATATTTTAAATGCAAATTATGCTCCAGCAAATACATTTACAGATTATAAGTTTACTCAAACACCAGTAGATCTTTATCCACAGTTAGATAGAGACAACATTGATTCAAATCCAAAATCTGCAAAGACTTATGCGAAGAGAGCACCTATTGGTGATGTTGTAACAAATGATCTTAAAAAGAGTATTACAAGAGAAACAGTTGATATTTTCTGTAAGGAATTTGGTAAGGGATTGCAAATTCAAAGTGTTTCTGCAACACAACAACCAACCGCAACACTTACATTTACTCAAAATCATGGACTAGGTGGAGTTGTAAATGGAACATTAGTCGCTGGTAGTGGGGGAAGAAATAATGGAACTTATTATAATGTAAAATTACATACAAATGATTCAGCATTAGCATTAGAAACATGGTCTGGTGCAACTGCAAAGGTTGTAGTTTCTGGTGGATCAATCACATCCTTTGAAATTATGAACAAAGGATCTGGTTATAAAAATGGAGATCAATTATACTTTGACATTGCTGATATTGGTGGATCTTCTGATGCTTATATTACATTAGCAACTTCTGGCATTACAACATACATTGGTGATGTTGTTCAAATTACTGGTAATGGATTTACTGAAGATGGATACTATAGAATTAATTCTGTAGGTGTCAATACAATTGGTATTAATAAGCATTCAACTGATCCTCTTATTTCTGCTGGTCAGTATGCATTCGTTGTTGGTCAATCAGTTAAGATTCAATCCACAGAATATGGAGTTTCTCAAACAATTATTGATGGAGAAACTGCAGTTACAGTAGGAATTATTACTTTTACAACATACGATTCTCATGGATTAAGTGTTGGAAATAAATTTAGAGTCATCAATTCTTCCAATTTAAATCTTGGTGATTATGTAATTAAAGATGTTTTAAGTACAACTTCATTTGCAGTAAGAACTGAATCAAATTTACCAAGTTCTGCTGAAAACGGTTATATTCTAAAGCACGGTTTATCATCTAATCAAGGAATTTCGGATATTAGAACTGAAAGTTATTCATCGAGAACTGTACCATTCTATGGTGGTGAAACATTTAAACTGACTTCGGCAATTAATGCTGGCGATACGGGAACATTGAATATTCAATGTTTAACTGGTATATCAACTTCAAAGAGATTGAAACTTGGAGATTTCGTTCAGGTCAATGACGAAATCATGAGAATTAGTGCATCTCCTTCAGATACATCAATTCAAGTGTTCCGTGGTTATGCAGGTACTCGTCAAGGAAATCATCCAATTAATTCTATTGTTAAAAAAATTGAAGTAGTTCCAATTGAGTTTAGAAGACCTTCAATTATTCGTGCATCTGGTCATACATTTGAATATCTTGGTTACGGCCCAGGAAACTATTCAACTGCTCTTCCGCAGGTTCAATTTAAATCTCTTTCTGAAAGAGAAGATTTCCTTGTTCAAGCACAAGAAAGATCTGCTGGTGCCGTAATTTACACTGGTATGAACAATAGAGGTGATACATTTAATGGTAATACAAAGGTATCTGCTTCTAGTGGACAAACAATTTCTTATGATATTCCAAAACCAACAATTACTGGACAAGATCCTTCAAAATTAAGTGTTGCTTTTGATGAAGTAACTGTAAGAGAAAGAATCCTTGTTGAGGGTGGAACATCTGGATTCGTTCTTTCCCAATTTGATGGTCCTGTTACAATGACTCGTTCTTTGAGGGTCAAAGGAAAAACTACATTAAATGGTCAACTTAGAGTTACTTTCCGCGATAAGGCAGTTAATGAAAATAGTGGGTCGATTGTTTCTAAAGGTGGTATAGGTGTTGGTGATGATTCATACTTCCGCGCCAAAGTTGAAATTGTAGGTGAAGTAAAGACTGGTACTGGTATTGTACCTGATGAACAATATGGAGCCTATTTGGGAACTCAAAGTCTTCCTTTTAGTGAATCTTTTGTTGGAAATATAAGAATTGGTGTTGCAAACGATAATACAATTGACACTACTAGTGGAACGTTGACACTTAATTCCGTCGATGGTTTAACATTGATTCAAGATGATCTATATGTAAATGGATATATCAGTGCGGAAACTTATATATCGGCTAAGGGAAATCTTCAAGTATTTGGATTTTCAACATTAAATGGTGGACTAAATGTCATTGGAACTACAACTCTTGATTCTACAACTATTGATGGAACTCTAACGGTTAATGCTCTTTTAGATGCAAATGCTGGTGCAACAATTGATAATATTCGAATTGGAATTACTGATGATAATACAATTGATACTTCGAGTGGTAATTTAACGATTGATTCCACTGGCGGAACAACTACAATTAATGATAATTTAACTGTAACAGGAACATCTTCATTTAGAGATAATGTCGTACTTGAAGGATCTTCAAAATCATTGTCATTTAGAAATAGTGTTGGGGGATCTACAACACTTCAATTAAACACTAATGGAGGTACAATTTCTGCAGCTAATGGTAATGCTGTAATTGCATCTACAGGAAAACTTACATTAAATGATATTATTCAATGTACTGGAGGAAGTTTTAGTGGTAATGTAAATCTTTCATCTGGAAATTTGACTGTTAGTGGTGCTGGTCAATATGTCAGTGCTTCTCAACTTAGGGGAACATTGCAACATAGTTTTTCCGTTTCATATGCAGGTAATACAACTACTTTTAATAATAGTTCGACTCAATCTATTACAATACCAGAAACAACTTCAGTTTATTTTACTGGACAGGTAAATGCTACTTTTTTTGCCACACCAACTCTTCAAACCTCAATAAATGCAACTGCAAATGGGGATAATGCTGGTGGTGGACTTGCAAATACTCTAGTTATGAGAGGCATTGGAGGAGCTTCTTCATTTGGTGCAAACCCAAGTAATATTTCTCTTACTTGTTATGGGGATGTAATCGCATTTGCATCAGATAAAAGACTCAAAACAAACATTAAATTTATTGACAATCCTCTTAAAAAAGTTTTGGAATTAAGTGGATTTACATATAATTTAAATGATCTTGCTGGTTCTCTTGGTTATAATACAACAATAAATCATGTTGGTGTATTTGCACAAGATGTTGAAAAAGTTTTACCCGAAGCAGTTGCTCAAGCACCTATAAATTCCGAATACTTAACTGTTAAATATGAAAAATTAGTTCCATTATTAATTGAAGCAATTAAAGAATTGAAAGGTGAAGTTGATGAATTAAAAAGAGAAATACAAGAATTAAAAAAGTAAGGAAATTATTTAAATGACTACTCCAACTGGTCAAATTAGTTTAGGAAACGTTAGAGATGAATTTGGTGCATCTGTTCAATTTTCGAGTCGAGTTTCACTTGGAAATTATAGAGTAAAACAATTTATTGCTGGTAGAGAATGGGGATTAGATGATGGTGTTCAACGTAATGGAGGACTTAGAAATCCTATTAGTTTAGGTGAATTAAGAGGTAAGACTTTAAATATTGTGGTGGATTATTCTGGCGAAACTGAGTATGATGTGAATAGTGAAACTCGTTATAACTCATCTGGTGTTGTTGTGGGAGGATTTATTTCCAGACCAAATTCATCTTCATCTGATACCAAAAAAGTGCATCATGTGATTAGAAAAAAAATAGGTGGAAATAGTACGATTGCATCAATAACTCCAACTCAATCTAACCCTATCAATTTTGGGGGATTCGCATTTTTTATAAATCTAAATGCAAATACTCTGGGACCATTTCTAGTTTCTAGAACAGAAATTCCATACACGGAGTGGCCTCAAGTATGCACTTGGAGAGGTTGTACACGAACGGCACCAACTTTAGGTGTTTACAGTACAACCACAACTAATAGTCCAATTTTGAGTTTGAGTGGTGGAGGAGGATCTGGGGCAACTATATCTATGACTAAAACACGAACAAATTTAATTAAACGCACTTCAGCGGGGGGTAGAAGTAGTTTTTATAGATATTGGGATGAAATATATGATACATATACTGCTACATTAATTTCTGGTGGGGCTAGATATAATGTTAATGATACAGTTACAACGAGTTGGGATGGAAGAACTTTTAATTTTACTGTATCTAGTATTAGTTCTGGCGGACCTTCCTTTAGAACAGGATCGGGTTGGAATGGTTTAGTCCAATTAAATTATTATATTGAATCGGGTGCAGTAATTGGTGGTCGAGGTGGGGATGGTGGAAATGGTGGGCAAAATTCCGATCCGGGGAAAAATGGGGAGAATGGGGGGAATGCTTTTGGTGTTAGTGTTCCATGCACTATATATCTTAGGGGTGATATAAGAAATGGAGCAGGCGGTGGTGGCGGCGGTTCATTTCAGTATCAAGACATTGGTCGAGGTTGTGGGCAGAGATATAATGGTGATGGCGGCGGCGGCGGCGCTGGAATTCCTGCTGGTAAAGGTGGAAGAGAACAAAATTTTGCTCCAGGTGCATATGATGGGGGGTGTAGTGGAGATTATAGGTTTGCATATAATGGTGGTGATGGAACAGAATTAACCGGAGGATTGGCAAACACTGTTTATATGCTAAGAGAAGCAAATAGAGCTGGAAATGGCGGTTCTCTCAGCCCATATTCACCAACTGGAGGAGGTGGTGGAGGAGGAACTTCGGGAGGTTCTCCTGGATTTGCATTTATAGTTGCACCTGGAGGAAGTTATACCCTAGTTTCACAAGGAGGAAGACTTCTTGGTAATACAACATATTCATCATTTTAATGAAATAATCATAAATAACTAAAAATTCCATATAAAATGGCAAATATTAAAAAATCATTTAATTTTAGAAGTGGAATACAAGTCGATGATGATAATTTCATTGTAAATTCAAATGGATTAGTTGGAATAGGATCTACAATTCCAACAGAAATTTTAGATGTAACTGGTAATGTAAACATTAGAGGAACATTAACAGCAAATGTTATAAATTTTAGTGATCAAAAATTGAACATTAATACAATTAATGTTGGAGTAACATCAATAACATCTGGTATTATTAGTGCTGCTTCTGAAACTGGAATAGTAACTTACTATGGTGATGGATCTAAACTTCAGGGATTGCCAACTTCTCAATGGGTAGATGTTGATCCATCCTTGAATGGTTATGAAAGTATATATGCAGTTGGAAATGTTGGTATAGCAACAACAAATCCATCATTTACTTTTCAGGTGGGTGGAGATCCTATTTTAAATTCAACGGGGATTGGTATTAATTCATCTGGAAATGTTTATAGCGTAGGTATAATTACTGCATTATCCTTTGCTGGTCTTGGATCTAGTTTAACACAACTTAATGCTTCTAATATTTCATCAGGAACAATATCTACTGATAGATTTCCTCAAGATATTGCTATTGGTGGGATTATTACAGCAACACAATTTTCTGGTGGTACTATAATTGGTTCTGGATCCAGTATAACACAACTTAATGCTTCTAATATTTCATCAGGAACAATATCTACTGATAGATTTCCTCAAGATATTGCTATTGGTGGGATTATTACAGCAACAACTTTTGTAGGCAATTTAGTAGGAATATCATCAACCGCAATAGATCTTACATCTGATGCAAACATAACAATTAAATCTGTTAATACTGATTTTGCTTCAATTGGAACTGCAACTATTAATAACAATCTTTTAGTTTCGCAAAATTCTTACTTCACTGGATTAACTACCGTTAATAATAATTTAACTGTAAATGGAGATATAAGTTTTACTGGAAATATAATTGGAGATCTTGGAATTACCACTTTGGCAAGATTAGGAATTGCAACAAATACAATTTCTAATAATTCTTATGAATTTTTTGTTGGTGGTGATCCCCTTTTTCGTCCAGGAGTGGCAATAACTGCTGGTGGTGGAATTATAGCTTCTGGCAAAATAAGTGCAAATGAATTATCAATTACTGAACAAATTGACGCATCAGATATTACGATTACAAATATATATGCTACCGGAATAATTACTGCAAGTAGTGGCTTTATAGGAAATTTAACTGGCACTGCAACTACGGCGACTAATTTAAGTGGAGGAAATGTAGATGCATCTTATATCAATGTCAGTGGAACAGTAAATTCAATTAGTGGTTTTGTAGGTAATTTAACTGGAACTGCAACTACTGCTACTAATGTAGTAGGAGGAATATCGGATGTAACTCTTCTCAGTGTAAGTGGAATATCATCATTTCAAGATGAATTAATACCATATAGTGATCAATCTGGTTCCATAGGAACTGTTGGAAAATCTTTCGGTCAAGCTTTTATTAGCGATCTTCAATTCGGAGTATCCGATTCTAATATTATTAATACAAGAACTGGAGATTTAATTCTTGATTCTCAAACGGGAACAGTCATCATTAATCAAGATTTTGAAGTTAATGGAAATGCTGCATTTAATAATTTTGATTTTAGTAATATTTTAGTTATTGATTCTCTTAACGAAAGAGTTGGTATAGGATCTACGATACCATCACAAACATTATCTGTAGTTGGAAATTCTAAAATTACTGGTGCGTTAACTGTTGGTGAAAATGATTTTATTATTTTAGATGGATTATCAGATACTGTAACTATTAAAAATTTAATAGTAACAGGGTCCACTACGGGGGTTACTGCTGTTGGTTCTGGTATTACTATTTCGACTATAGATGCAAGTAATTCTGGAACTATTGATTTATTAGTATTTAATACAGACTTTTTATTATCTCCTATTAATTCTGGTATTACTACAATATCATTATCACCAAATATCGGAATTGGAACGGATGTTACAATTGGAATAGGAACAGATCAAGTTGATACTAATTTTAAACTTCATATTCAAGGAGACACTTATATTAGTAATGTTTTAGTTGTCGATGATTATATTATTTCTGATGGTGGATTTTCAAGTGGTATTGGAACTCCAATTGAAATTGATGGATTTGTTGATACTGGATTTGGGGGAAGTTTTGTATTGTCTGCAGTGGGAGTAGGAACATTATCAATTCCATTTCCACAATTACCAAATGATGTGATTGAATTGGGTGTATGGAACTCAACGGAGTATGGATATTCAACACTGTCTAATGTTGGTATCGGAACTACAAATCCAACAAGTGCTCTTACAGTTTCTGGTGATACAAGTATTACTGGAGTCACAACATCAGTCGGTGGTTTTACAAGCGGCATTGGAGTAACTGACCCAGTTCAAATCATAGTTTCTGGAAATGTTCTGACCTTTATCGTCGCTGGTGTAGGTTCTACAAGTCTCACACTGTACTGATAGACACTTTTCAAACTGGTACAAGGGGGTTCCCAAGACCCCCCTTTTTTGCTGCTATAATATTCCTATATTCAATGAGGACTCGTGATTCAACTCCGCCCCCACCAACAAGTTGCTCTGGATGCTTTGGCGCAGCACCTCAAAGGGGTGTGCGTGTTTCCCACAGGCGGTGGTAAGACCAATGTGGGTATCTTTGATGCCATTCGTGTTTTCCAGTCTAGTGCTCCTAAGACTGTTGTAGTGGTGGCACCGCGCATCCTCCTGGCAGATCAGTTGTCTTTTGAGTACCTTGAGTTTATCACTAATGCTGAAGTTCTTCATGTTCACACGGGTGAAACTCATCACTTTAGCAGTACGAATCCTCGCGTCATTCGTGGTTGGTATGAGGCAACTCAAGGTCACAAATTGATCTTTACAACTTATCATTCTTTGCATCAACTTCAATATTCTGACATTGATGTTGACACCATTTATTTTGATGAGGCACACAATTCTGTTCGTCGTGACTTTTTCCCTGCTGTAGAGTACTTCAGTCAAGAAGCAAAGCGTTGCTATTTCTTCACGGCAACTCCTAAGTATTCCGCCACTATTTCCAAACCTGGCATGAATGATGTTGATGTTTATGGTCAAATTATTGTCAAGGTTCCTGCTCCTGAACTGGTGAAGAATGGATACATCATTCCTCCTCAGGTGATTGCTACTCCGATGCGTCTTTCGGTCAAAGGCGAGGACATTGCTCAGCGTGACTGTGAGTATCTGACTCAAATCATTCAGGACAATCCCGTCAACAAGATTCTGGTATGTGCGAAGGCAACCAAGCATATCATTGCTCTGCTGTCTGAAAGTGATTTTGCCTCTCAGGTTGCCGAGCAGGGTTACTCTGTGCTTCATATCACTGCGAAGCACGGTGCCTTTATTGACGGGCAGAAGGTCAATCGTGAGGTGTTTTTCGACACCCTGAATGCCTGGGGTAAGGATGCCGACAAGAAGTTTGTGGTTTTTCATCATTCTGTGCTTTCAGAAGGTATCAACATCTCTGCTCTGGAGGCGGTCGTTTTCCTGCGCTCTATGGATGTTGTGGGCATTGGTCAGACCGTTGGTCGCACCCTGCGCCTGCATCCTGCAGACGCCGCTGGAATCCGCTCTGGGGCGCTTCAGGCGGGCGATCTGCAGTCCTACACCAAGTCCTATGGTCTGGTGGTCTGCCCGATCTTTGATAAGGCATCCACGGGCACTGCAAAAGCAGTCCAGAACGTGATGGACATCATCTTCAAGCAAGGTGAGGTCGCTGTGTCGGTGGTTCGCCGCTAATCCAGTTACTAAACCGTCACAACGGGTACTTCAAGACTGCCTAAATCCCCTATAATACACAAGTAAACACAGGGGGAATCCTCAAATGCGTTGCAAAGTTCAACTCTATGTCGCTGGTAAGGTCTTTGACGAAATCGTTGAAGCAAAAGACTATCAAGACGCCAAGCGTACTGCTCTTGCTCGCAATCCAAGTGCTAAAGTTATTTCTGTGAATGCCATTTTCGGATGAACATTCCTAACGAAGGTCTTCTGAATCCAAAACCAGGAGACCCTGCTGGTTATGTGACCAAAGACGGAATGTGGGCATCAGTGCCTTGTGGTAAGAAGTTTATTATTCTTCATAACGGGCAACAAGTCCACACTGCAAACAACTACAAGTCCGCAAAAACTTACATTCAAAAGTCCGTAAAAGGTGCATCAGTTTCCAGTTTAGAGCAATTTCTATGAAAAAACTTTTAATTCTTCCATTTCTGCTTGCTTTTGCTTCCCCAACATTCGCAAATGATATGATGATTACTGTGAATGTAAATCGTGTCTGTGCTTCAATCGTGCAGATTCCTTATGCATCAGACAATTTTTCTGATGAGGAATGGGAGCAGTTTAAAAAGTGTTTGCGATTTATGAGGCAGTTTGATGGTGTTAAATAGTATCAGTTTGATACAATAAAGTGTCTTATTACATTTCTCTTTTAATTTTTGCAGCGGTTGCTTATCTGTTAGTTGCAGATAATAGTATTGCCACTGCTTTTGATTATGTGTTAAAATTAATCAGTATTGATTTTGAGAAAAAAAAATGGTGGTTTTTGAATAATCCACGCAACCCTGTGGTAAAATATCTAATATGGCGTCGTTCTATAAAACTCGCACAAGAGTTGATGAATGAACACAATGAATACAAAAATAAATAATTTTTATGAACATAGATTTTAATCCTACTATTTTTTCAATTCCATTATTTACCGAAAAATTTACTCTAGACAATGAAGTTATAAGAACTTTTTGTATTTCTAGAAGAAATAGTGATTTAGGAAGATGTATTAGTAATGTTGGTGGGTGGCAATCAAATGATTTTAATTTAAATAAACCACCAAAAGAGTTAGAAGAATTAGTAAAATGTATCTTTGAATTTTCTCATGATATTTGTAATTTTTTAGAAATAGAAAGAGTTGCATCTGGACATGCATGGATGAATATTAATGATTATGGTAACTTTAATTGGTTACATACTCATCCAGGTTCTGCTCTAAGTGGGGTTTACTATGTAAAAACACCAAATAATTGTGGAAATATACAGTTCCAAAATCCATCTATGGATATGATGATAGAACTGAATGTAAGGAATTACAATGTATTCAATGGATCTCAGGTTGAAATAATGAGTCAGGAGGGGATGATGTGTATTTTTCCTAGTTGGTTACCACATAAAGTTCATCCAAATCTAAGTAATGAAGAAAGAATATCAATTTCTTTTAATTTAAAATAAATAATCCCATATGGAGACTGCATATGCTTTCTACTGCTTATAGACTGAAATTAGAAAATATTTGCGAAAGAATTGCAAAAGGAGAAACAGTAGAATTAAATGAGATTATTTGGGCCGAAAAATTGGCAAAAGCAAATCAAACCGCAGCAAAGTTTCTTCGTCAAGCAAGAAGGACGGCAGAAAATCCTGATATGCAGAAAGATGACCTTGACGATTTCCTCAATCAGTTAGACATAGGGAGTTTAGGGCACGAAAGAAGAGGTATAAGAGGATTCAACTCACCTGATGATATTGCAGAATGGTTTGGTAGAGACAGAGATGATAATGAAGAAAACTGGAGACGGCGTGATTGAGATGAAAGCAGTTTTATATTCAAAAGACAACTGTCAGGAATGTGATAGGGCAAGAATGCTTCTAGAAAGTCTTGATATTTCTTATCTTGAATATAAGCATCAACAAGACTTTACGGATAAACAATTTATAGCAGAGTTTGGTAGTGAAGCATCTTATCCGCAAGTCGCAATTGATTATCAACATCTTGGTGGATTGAAAGAAACACTTCAATACTTCAAAGAGAGAAACCTCATATGACTTACGAAGAGTTTTTGGATATGCCGACAACTTTTCTGGATGATATGACGAAAGTGATTATCATTAAAAACAAATATCGTCTGGATTTTACAGAAGAAGAAAAAGAAATTAATCAACATTTGTTGACTTATTGGGAAGATATGAAACTCAATGAATTAAGAGGGCAGTTTCAACGCTGCTGGGATCTTGACGACCCAGAGTAAATCTGCTATAATACTCGCATATACAGTTTGATTATGAACTACAAACCATATTCGATTGAGTGGAGTCGGCGGAGGTATCTTGCCGAAGCAATCCAACAATACTTTGATACTGATGCGTCTCTGGATGTAGTTCTGGACGACATTGTGAGTGTGCTTGAAGAGAATGTAGAGCATCATAAAAGTCGTGCTGAACGCTTTCAGGAAGTTTTGAATGGATTGAAGTCTTTGCCCTATTAGTATTGAGATATGTAAAGGAAAATCATAAAATCCAAACATTATGATAAAATAGTATTGTGAGAGCACTACAACATAAAACTCTTTATTATAATGTTTTTTGTGCGTGGAGGTCATTATGCACAATTTAATTTCTCATAATCAACTTGCTTCTTGGAATCATCTTGAAAAAACAATTAATGAATATATAAATCAAGAAGAATTAATTAATGATTATTATACTTGCTTAATTGAATGTAATGAAAATCAATCATTATGTAAGAGAGTGTGTAGAGAATTATTGAAGTCCTAATTGAATAGACCATTGACCCTTGACTTTTTGAGTTAAGGGTCTTATAGTATGTGTATTCATCAATCAAGTTATGCGTCCAAAATTCCGCAATGTGCTTGAAATGGCACTCGAACAAGGTGTAAAATATGGATATTCCCGTGCTCATAAACACATAGAAAATCCAACAGAAGGTGCTATCATTGATAGTATTGTTGAACAGGTGATGAACTCTCTTGATGAATGGTTTGACTTTGAGGAACATTATAATGACCGATCGAGCACAAGAATTTATGAATAAGGTTTGGGAAGCAAATAAAACTGGTGCCAATACAGAAGAAAAGTTGGTTGCGGCAGTTCTTTCACTTGCTGCCGAAACTGTAAAATATTACAATGCTCAAAACGACATGATAGTCCTGGATAAGAATGATCTGTTACAACTTGCAGAGGAACTGAATCAATGAAACTCTTTCATTTTTATAAAAGAGAGGACTTTGGAACCGATTATTCTTTTCAGTTCTTTACAATTCGTCCAAAGACTTATAAATGGTCTCTGCTACAAGTCTCTTTAAGTTTCAATGATTATGCAGGATTTCCTTATCTTCAAATCACATCAGGTGGTAATGGTCTTTTGAGTATTTTGTTTTGGGTTTGGAGACTCGGGGTAGATGTAGATATTTGTAGTAGAACTTGGAAAAAAGATTACAGGGAGGAAGGAGAATGAGCATCACACAAGGTCTTGTAGAAACTGAAAACGAAAATCCTGGATTTGAGATTCTTCATCTTTCATTTCGGAAAAAAAGGTCAGAGAATATGTATGGTGGTCCGGTGGATTACTATATCGGCAACATTGTATTCCGTTTGACTGATGAGAGTGCGAAAGGTCGTATGGAGTATATTCTGGCAGAGAATGAGAGAGTTCGTGTTGCTCCTGATGAAGAATTACACGATAAGTATTATGATGGACTTCACTTTAAGTTTGATACAAAAGAAAAAGAAGAAGATGCTGTAGAAGACGAAGACGGTCAAAAGTTTTATCCATTAGAAATCATCAACAAGGAAGGTATTAAAGATGAAGATGTATTCATCTGGGGATATCGTCGCAATATGAACCCACTACACGACTTCATAACCTACATTGAGAAGTTTGATTGTTACAGAATGCACGAATACTTTCAGGATACTCCAGTAGTTCGTGGTATCATAGAGTATCTACAAGATATGAAAGACGGCAAACCAAATCCAAGTCGCACTGTTTATCACGAACAATTCTTAAATACACTTACAAATCTCTGCTGGTGGTGGGACTGATGAAACAATTACCTTCAAAACGAGAACTGGATATTATGTGGACTGTGGCGACCAGTGGCGCTTTGGAAACTGGTACAAGACCTCATTACGGTTTTGCTGATATGCTGTATGATTACCTTACAGACCACATTAAAAACAAATACGGAGTAGAACTTTGCGATGAAAATCCGCACGGTCAGTGACCTTCATTTAGAATGTTGCGAGTATAATCAAGGTGTCCCTGACTTGGGAGAAGGGGAAATTTTGATTCTTGGTGGAGACATTCTTTGTGCTCGTCACTTTAAGACCAATGGAACTCTTCATCAGGTCTATAAGGACTTTCTGCAAAAATGTGTGGATAATTTTGATGAAGTTCTCTATGTTCTTGGAAATCATTGTTATTATGGTTATAACTACGAAGGAACTTGGAATGTTCTAAAAGAACATATACCTCCTTCCATTCATCTTCTTGAGAACGATTATGTAAAAATCAAAGATATGGTTTTTTTAGGCGCAACCCTTTGGACTGACTTTCGTAAAGAAAATCCTCTGGAAATGATGGAAGCACAAAGATTTCTTAATGACTATAAGACCATTCGTATTGGTTCCAACTATCGTAAGTTGAGACCAGAAGATACTCTGGAATTTCATAAGAAGTCAAAGCAGTTTCTTCTGGATACTCTGCCGATGTTTGAAGACCAAAAAGTCTGGGTTCTTACACATCACGCACCTTCGTACCAATCAATCCATCCAAAATACCGAACGGAAACTGTTAATGGGTCTTATGCTAGTCACCTTGATGATTTGATTTTGTCTCATCAACAGATCAAATACTTCTCACACGGTCATACGCACGAAAGTATGGATTATTTCATAGGTGATTGTAGAGTTGTATGTAATCCACGCGGATACTGGAATTCTTATAATACTTCTGGTCTCAATCCAGACTTTGACCCACACTTTGAGATAGACACTTAAAGAACCGTCACAAGGGGTCTTCACGGAGACCCTTTTTTGTTGTATAATACTCTCATACGCAACAGACCAATGCACTATCTGTGTCTTTTGGACGGCACCATAGAATACGCTGCTAATGACTGGAACCAATTTCAGCATTATCAGGTAATGTATGCCGAAGAGCACCAAGATGCCGAAGTCCAGTATCTTACTCTCACTGACGAAGAATACGATCAATTTTTTGCTCCTTTGGATGAAGAAGAATGAGAAAAGTTACTGTAAGACCCAAAAGCAAGAAGAGTAAGAATCGCTTGTGTAATCTAATGGAAAACAATCCTATCTGTATTGTAGAGCAGGACAAAGGAGATGGTATGTTGTTTCTCGCATCAGAGAATCAAAAATACTTTTTCTGGGTAAATATCAACGACTTTTGGGAATGTGATTGGGAGGTTATTTAATGAGTTTTTCTAAAACTGTTTCTGTTTTTGCTGCACTTGCAAGTATCTTTGCTGCTGGGGCGACTGGTTGGAAACTTGCTGATTCTCAAAAAGAAGTTCCTTTGAGTCCACTGGACCAAAAGGTGATGGAGTTGGAGAAGAAACTTGACCAAGCACAACAACCTCAAGTTGCTCCACAACCTGTAATTCTTCCTACCCCCCCAACCTCAACTGCCTCAAACATCTCAAACCCCTCCTCCTCAACTGCTTCCTCCTCCCCCTGTTCCTGAAAATGTCACTCCTTGATACACTCAATTACCTCATAAAAGACCAAGAAGGAAACCTTCAGTGTTATGAATGGGACATTCGTGAAGAAACCAATCACGAAGTGAATGACCTTGATTGGTATACTGAACAGTACGACCTTACTAAACAACGAATAGAAGACCTCAAACAAATCAAAATCATTATTGAAAATCAATGAAAACCTACAATCTCACCATCACTGAAAAGCAGGCACGAGCACTTGTAGATGCTACTGATTTGCTTCAAAGAGTTCAACTTGGTCAGTGGAGGGAAATTCAAGATAATCTACCTCTTCAAAAACCGATTGATTATACAGAATTTCATCAAGATATGAAAATTATTGGAGCAATTCTATCCAAACATATGATTGATGGTATTGATGGTGGTGCTTCCTCACTTGGAGTAGGACATCAAGACCTTCCAGAAAGTAATGGTATTCTTTATGACCTTCATCGGGTCATTCGTAGGAAACTTTCCGTGGAACGAGCAGTAGAACAGGGCATTATTGAGAATGAAAATGTTTCCAGAAATGAAATGCCTATCACAGTGGATTTTGATTTACCTATGAAGTGGGGAACAGAACCACTTGCTAAACTGGAAAGGGTCAGTTGAGAAACTGGCACAGGGCATATCCACAAGACTCCTTTTTGCCTTATAATGACTTCATACACAACAAAGCGATGACCACCATCACTCAAGAGCACTGGGACACACTCTACACCAAACTCTATGAGGCATATGAAGAGTGCAGTAAGAACTATGATGAGACTTACCGACAAATGATCGGTCAAGTTCTGGATCATATGATCTACAACAAACCTTATCTGAACATCAAATGATCAGAGCAATTCTCAATCAGTTTCCAGTTCGCTATGGATCTTATTCTGCTGAAGGTAACAAGATCCGTAGGACATTCTCAAACGGATTTAGTTACATTGTAGAAGAATGTAACTCACCAGAAGAAGCACAACGCATCGTAAGTGACCTCAATTATCTTACGGGCAAATGATTGTAATTATTACAGGTAGTTTTATTGCTTTAATCATTTGTAGTATTCTTTCCAAACTTGACGGACTAAATGACATTCAAAACGATGACTGAAACCAAAACCTATCCCTACCTCAAATACATTCCACATTTTGTTGCAATTCGGTTGATTGTACTTGGTCCCTTTGCGATTGCACAAGCAACTGCAGAATTTATCTCCAACTCTTTGGACAAAATGTGTCATAAGATTGATAAATTTCTTCCATCACCTTATGTTGAAAAGCAAGTAGAATGGGATCAGTTACCCAAACGAAATCAAGAAGCGATTGAGTATCTTGCAAAAAAGCGTGATACTACCAAAGAACGAATTCTCATTCAAACTGTGAAACCATGACTAAATCATTACCACAAAAAACACACGCAGAGACACTAATCAAGGTCACAGAAGAATACACTCTACGACCCAAAACAGGTGATCGTGCTCGGGTATGTATTGCTACTCTTCAGTATCTACTGGACAACTTTGCTTACAATGTTGAGTATGATGCGGATGGTTGGGGTGGTTCTGTTAAATGTGTAGAAACTGAAGACATTGAACATCTTATTTACCAACTGCAAAAACTGAAATGACCTACCTCATCACATATTACTACAAGAACGATTTGGAGCAACGACACCAAAGACACAAAACTATGCCGATTGCAATTGCCACTGCTAATCTTCTGATTGCTCACGGAGATTATGTGATTGATAGTATTACTACTGAATATGGTGAAGAAGAATGACTAACGAAGAACTCCCAGTATCAAACGAATTCATCACATTTGTGAAAATTGAACTTGACTATGAACAAAGACAACAACTCAATCGTTTCCTAAATCTCCATTATCTTGGTGATGTGAATGGTAATGAAATGGATGAGAATGGTCATTTTGTTGCCAAATACCCAGACAAAGAAACACAAGAGTTCATAGATGCTATATGGAGAGCAGATATGTCAGTAGATTATCAAGTCAAAGTGGTGTATGATGTGAATGGTAAATGTAAATTGGAGTTGCTATGAAACCCTATCAGTATAACCTAAAAGTTTGGGAAGGTGGTGAAACTTCACGCACTTGGCAGTTTGGCATCTTCAAAAATCATTCATTTCTGTGGGTGAATTATGAAAATCCTACTGCTCATCATTGGTCTTCTGGTGGATTTCATATCACACTTTCTTTTCTTGCCAGTTCTCTTTTTGGTGTAGAACTTAATAACGACAAACAATCTCTTGCTTTTGAATTTTTCGCAGAATACTTTGAGGGGTGGAATGACTGATGTTTATCTTCAAAGAGGACTGGGAAGAACCAACCAAAAAAGCAATTCAAAAAATGCTGACTTATAAGGGATACATTCCATCCAAAGACCTCAACGAACATCAGTATCAAACCTATCTTCAAGTAGCATCACCATACGAACTGGAAAAGGACATTATCACCGAAAAAACGATGCTTAAAGTAAATGAGGAAGAATTATGATTAAAATCTATTGTGTGGTTGATAATGTTGATTTGGGTTATCACGTTCTGTGTGCTTCCACTTCCAAGGATAAAGCACAAGTAGCATTAGATATAAAGATTAAACAAAAATATGATTATGCTATTAAACAACAAGTGCTTCGTGGATTTGATTACGAGAAAGCAAAAGAAAAAGTAGATGAATGCTTCTGGACTCCTTATGAAATTATTGAGATTGAGGTGGAAGAATGAATAAGGACGCATACTACGACTGGATTGCCGAAAACGACACATATCCAGAACATTCTCATAAGTGGATAGTCGCACTTTATAGTAGACACGAAGGGGTAGAAGGACTTCACCGATACTTTGGAGTTTTTGAAACTCAAAATGAAGCACGGGTTTTTGCTTCAAACTATAAGGACAAATATACAAAACCAGGGTTTATCAGGTCAGTAAGAGTATTCCCACTTTGTGAGGTTGAAAAATGAGTTTTAGATGGATGACCCCAAAAGACCTTTCTGCTGCCGTAAGAGCACAGAATATTCTCAACTCAAGAGTAAAACGAGGAGAAATTGAACAACCAACAAAATATTCTTATGTTGTGTGTGGTTGTGGTGAAGAAGGTTGTGGATTTATTAGTTGTGTAAAAAAAGATGACTAAACTCTACAATCGTCCTATGAATTTCTTTGAGAAAATCCAAGTCGGCTGGTGGTGGGTAGGAGAAATATTTGATGAATGGTGTTATACTATGACACACCCAGAAGATAGTGGTGGAGATTTCTTCTGCCATCTTCAAACCGATTATGTTGCTTATGAGGAGGATGTTTATTATGACTAATGAACAAATTTGGCATTCAGTAAGTATCATATCCCTGATTGTAATATTTGTTTTAAAACTGAAATACGAAGACACTTTCTAAACTGGCACAAGATCTCACCATAGACCCTGTAAATGCCTTATAATACTCTCATATACACAAGAGGTTCTCCAATGCCTACTACCGAATGGGATAAAGTACATGACGATTACTACAATGAGATGGAAGAATATCTCAAATCTCTTGCAGAAGAACTTGGATGTTCTGTTGATTGTGCTGCAGATGTTTGGTATCTTCGTCAACGTTCTCGTTGGACTCAAGAACTTGAGAACGAACTGATTCGTCTTTACAATGAAGGTACTCCTCCGAACATTTGTGAGTTTCCTTGAAACCACTTGACGAACTGGCACAGTAGGGCATCCAGAGTGGTCTGTGATGACTTATAATAGTAGGACAAACAAAGGAACTTTAATGGGCGATTTTATAAGATGCTTTAATGATTGGAAGTTTTGGATGACCCAAGAAATTCTTGACCCTGATGAGATTAGGAACCAAACTGGCACGACTATGTTTATTGATGGAAAATCCTATCAAGTTTTCTGGACATCAGTAAATTGTGGTATGATTGATATGTTTTGGGAACGACTTGACACTTAAAGAACTGGCACAAGACCTCACCACAGACCCTGTGAGTGCCTTATAATACTCTCATACACACAGAAACCTCTTATGCTTACTGGAAACGACCTTCTCATCGCAGTCCAAAATTTTCCTTCTATGTCTAACCACATTATTCCCAAAATCGCATATGTTTCTCTGGAATACACACTTTCCGTAGATGATTTCTTGGAAATGTGGGAACAATTTCGGTTCCAAGAAACCGAAGGAGACCCAACACAAAAGGACTATGATAACTGGTGCCTTTCTACTGCCAAAGAGTATTTTTATGATATGCGAGGTGAGATTGAACACAACATTCGTTTGAGGGAGGACAACTGAAATGACTAACCCAACTGACGAACAACTTGATGAACTCTGGGATGAGATTGGAGGTTATTACAATCTTTATCCCGAAGTTAGAAATACTATCCGTGAGGCACTCAATCGTTGGGGAACACCAGAACCAGAGGT